AATCTAAATATTTTCCTTCTACATAAAATCCCAAATTTTCTTGTAATTTAAATCCAATTACTGCACCTATATTTCTTAATTGGTTTAACAGTATACTTCATTTTGTAATACTTCTTCTCACCAGGTGACAGTGCTTTAGTCATCCTCTTAGCTTTCTCTTGTGCAAGAGCTCTTGTTGGAAACTTCTCACCACCAATAGGACTCTTGTCTCTGTTGTCACCTATTGAACCACCTTACAAGTAAACACCAAACTGTTCATCGTTGCTCTCTTGTTTTAGTGTTCTGAATGTAACAACTTTCCTGCCATTTATAGTAGGCATGCCATGTTCATCTTCACCAATAGAATTGACTTTAGTCTTCTTGTTCTTAAAGCGCCCTGTAAGAATTGTATCACCCACTTTAACAGGAATTTTTATAGCCTCTCTTAATAGCATGTTATATCTCAACTTTTATAGTTCGTCTAATTCCATCTCTTCAGGAGCTTTTTGACTCCAGAATTTCAACTCTTTAGGTGCAACTCTATTGAATCTATCAACATCAACTACACCACTTGAAACACCAAGCCAATCTTGTATTGCAGCTCCTCCTGTGTCATCTAGAGTGACTGAACCATTATCGTTGTTGAAGTTGAATGATATAGTACTTTTATTACCATCTAGACTCATTGTCACAATGAAACTAGTATCATAATTATCTGACTTAACTTTGGTTCTATAATACTTCTTGTTTGCGTAACCTTTTGCCAATAATGAAATGGCTTTTTTGATCTTTGCTGTATTGTTATTCTCTTCTTCTTGTAGTACTTCATGCAACTTCATTTTTAATTCTCCACTCAAGCGCCAAGTCCAGAGCCATAACCCCAGACGTAAATTTTGCCATCATTGTCGTCTTTTACAGCGATTGCTTCAGAATCTTTATCAAAACCGAAATCATCTAAGTTTGCAGCCATATGTTTGTCGTATTTCTTTGCTAATACCAGAGCTGGCCCTTTGGCAACTACAACTCCTGTATCGTCATCAACAGAAACGGATTTGTCACCCTTCTTAACTGCAGCAAATCTCTTTTCTTCATTAAGTGCAGATATCAACTTCATTCCTTGTCTCCTGTGATTTATATCTCTGCTCTTAAGTTATAAGTTCCAATAGCTATATAAAGCACAGTTCTACCTAGTCCATTAATTCCTGAGCCCCATCCCATTGGAGTCACATCAACACATATTGGTTCGACTTTCACTTTCTTGAACTCTTCATCCTTCAAATTTGTTTCTATATTCTTTGCTACTGTATCTAGTTCGTTTTGCAATTCTGCTTCAAGTCCGACATCGTTTACAGCTCCATATCTTTGTGTCTTCAACTGCATTACATCAGCTTCAAATGTTACATTTATCTCAGGGATGAGGCTCACATAATTTGCTACAACTTCAATAGCACTTCTAACTCTAGTATCTGATACTGTAGTTACATCAATATCATCTGCCCCTGCAAACGCTCCTGGATTCTTAGGATTTGGTCTGAAAGGTGATTTTAAGTATACATCTGGCATTAATTGTCTCCGTTGGTAACTCAATTGTCGCATTATTTTATAATTATGTTTATGGGAATTTTAAACTTCGGGCTTCTTTAATTCAACATGATTATTATGCTTCCTAAAACAATCTTCACACATGCCATACAAATTATAGCAGTATGTGTCCCAAGGTCCCATAATTTTACCACATTGCTCTCCTGTCTCTGGATCTTTGCAAGGACAGAAAAATGGGTTAAGAGGTAACTTGCTTCCTTCTTTTTTATTAACAGACTTCGGTTTCACAAACTTATGTTTTGAACGAACTAAAGGAAGTCCAGTTCCTGGATGGACTCCCACAACTTCCTTTGCCATACATCCTCCTGTTGTTAAACGCCGATTGCCATTGCAGAAGCCAGGCGACGCATTGTTATTAACTTCTCTTTGTATTTTGCATATTTCGGATCTTGCATTAAGCTGTCTGCTATTTCCATTACAGCAGCGAGACGTTGTTTCGGATTTAAATGTTTAACTATGTTTGCTGTATTCAGCTCATTTAATGAATCATTTAGCTTCATTCATTTGCTCTTGCAATCAACTTTCAATGTGGTTTTTTATAAATTTAGAAATATCATTAATGGCATCTGATAACTTTGCTCCTATACTTACAACATTACGGTTTTTTGCAAGATATTCAACAGTAAATCCTGGTTTTCCTCTCAGCCTTTGGTATTTTTTTGGTTGTTCTGGTATGTTTGTTATTTTATCTCTATGATAGAAAACTGCAATTTCTCCACCACGATATTTATTCCTCCATTTTATGAAATCTTTCTTAGAATACACACTATGTGCTCCCAGTTTCTCCATTAATTTTTGTAAATACTTTGCATCTGAAGATGGGATACCTGTATTTTGTATTTTAGATTGTAAATCTTTTGCTTCTTCAATCACTTCAACAATCAAGTTTACTAAGTCTTTCTTTTTAAGCTTCATTTAAGTACTCCTAACTAGAATTGTAATGGGAGCAGAGCATACTATATATAATAATAAACTCCACTCCCGATTTAAATTAAACCATCGGGGCATCGTGATAACGTCTGAGATAAGCTTTGAATGCTGACATAGACCCTGTAAATGGATCATCTCTAACTATCCTTACCCATTCAAAGTGACCATTACCAACATAAGCAGAAGCAGACATATCGCCAACATTGACCCAGTTTCCCTCAAAGTCAGATGCTGAAGCAGCTACCTGATTAAGATTTCTATTAACAGAGTTGATTCCATACATAATTGGAGCAACATAGCTATCTGCTTTAGCAGCATCCATTGCATTAGCATTATTTACTTGAACCTTCAACCCAGAAGCTGTAACATCAATTCCTAATTGTCCGGGTACTGTAAGAGTCCAGTCTTGACAATCAAGCATTAATGCTTCAGTTGCAGTAGCACTACTTGTTGCTGGTGCTAAAATATTGGCACGATCTGTGCTTTCTATTGCCATTCATTTTCTCCGTACATTCTATTTTCACAATTGTGTGTAGACTCTACTAGATATAGTATTCTATATAAATATTTAATACGATGTCGTTTTTACACTTTATAGCAATAAAAAAAAAGCTAGATAATCATATCTAGCTTTTTCAGTACAATACTTCATTTTTTAGTTCATGTGTTAGAAATCATGGAATGAGGCATCTTTAATTATTAAAAGCACAGATCCACCATTCAATAGTCGTTCAGCAATATCTGGATATATTCTTTTGTAAGCATCAGTTGATGATCTGATCGATCCTTCAGTTGTAATATTCTGTACAGCTATATCTCCTACTAGCACACAACCAGCCGTATCTCCATCATCATTACCTGTATGGATCAAAACATCCTCAAAGTTTGGAACATTCATTATCTGGAGCATTCCTTTGTGGAAATCTGTCCCAAATCTTTGTGTATATCTAGCATGGAAACCACCTTCTGTTCTTAGTTTTAAATTATAGTTCCCTTCAGGTATGCGTGTTTCACCATAGATTTTCTTAGTTCTCTTCTCATCTTCTAATGTAAAACATAGAAACTGCTTCTTATAAGCTTTATAGGCCGGGGCTCTTACGTACAACAAACCAAGAGTGCTGTCACCATTATCAGAAAAACGTTCTAGAATTAGAATCATATTATATCCTTTAGTTTAACACGTTCATTTCCCAGAGCCAGTCTTGAATTTCTTTGAACAAGCTATTACTGTTAGTTGTAGCCTTTATTTTCTTATTAAGCTTGTCTTTCGTTCCGAAAGTTCCACCTTCATAGTAATAACCTTTTGGAGTGAAGTGAATTACAGAACTAACTCCCTGTTTTCTGTTACCACCTTTATAATAATGAGTGAAAGATATACTATCCTCATCTTTGTCAACATCATCAGGGTGTAACTTCTTTACAAATCCAGCTATTGAATTTACGTCTGGTTGAAAAGTTGCTTCGCTTAACTTCATTATATCATCCCCTTGACAATTGCTAATGCTTGGTTTCTAGTTAGACTCGGATCGTCATCTGCAGCATCTTGCACAGCTGATAGTATTTTCTTATAGATGGGACCAGGATTGACTCCTAAATTTCTAATATCATCACCCGTTATCGGAATGCTGTATTGGCTACCGCCAGTTTTAGGAGCGTCCTTTAGTCCCTTTAATCTAGTTCTGATTCCTGGAATCTGTCCTTGTATAGAAGAATGACCACTATGTGATTTGTTATCAGCATCCATTAGATCTAATACATCTTCGAGATGATCGCCTACATTTCTCTTGAATTTTCTTAGAGCCTTATCAGAAATCTTCTCTCCCTTATCACCAGCACTCTTTAGTCTCATATGAGATTTAACAAGAGAAGTTACTTTGCTAATGATTTCGTTAGGATACTTCAACCTTCTCATCATCTTCTCAGCAATCTCTGCACTTATATCTTCATGCTGATAGAAATGCACTTCATTGTCTATAATCTTCTTAACAGTAGGTTTCCCTATGTCATGGAATAGTGCTGCCAATCTCTTGGTGACATCAGTCGGTACCTTCTCTAATACGTCAAGAAGGTGATTCCATACATCTACTGTGTGGTACTTGTTTTGTGTAACTCCTATTGTAGATTGTAGCTCAGGCATGATATGTTGCATGAGACCTGTGATCTTCAATAATCTTACAGCTTGCTTGGGTTTCTTGGTTCCTAGCATCTTATCGAATTCATCTCTTATTCGTTCTGATGAAATAGAATTAATCTTTTTGGAGTTCTTCTTTATTGCTCTAATCATAAATAGAGGTAAATCCCAACCATATTTTACTGTGAAACGAATAGCTCTTAGCATTCTTAATGGGTCTTCTGAAAAGATTATATTCGGATCTAAAGGAGTTCTAATAACACCCTTCTTTATATCAGCTTTCCCTTGTCCTGTTAGATCTACAACTTCACCCGAAGTTAGATCTTTTAGCAAACTGTTTACTGTGAAATCTCTCCTTTCAACATCTTGCTTTAGTGTTCCTGGCTTTACATCTGGTTTCCTTGACCCTCTAGTATACTGTTCTGACCTGGACATTACAGCTTCTACCTCTATTCCAGATAGATCTAGTCCGTTATGCTTTCCTTTGAGATTGAACTTGGCTGTACCAAACTTTGGATATATAACGGGATTGGACCCCTTCTTATAGTTGCCCATCTGTTTCGTTACATACTCTGCGAATTTGATCCCTCCTTGTGACAGTTCAACTACGATGTCAATGTCTTTAGGATCCAATCCCATAAATTCATCTCTGACATATCCTCCAGCAATATACACTTTCCCTTTGAATGGAGAACTTCTTACCATCTTAGACAGAAACTGCTCTGCAGCCTTCTCTGTTTTTCCTTCATTCATCTTTATGAGCACTTTCCTAAGTTTCATTCAAATTCTCTTATTTAGACACTTTGTAAGCTTCTATTACTTTACGTCTTCCGCCACGAGTTTCGTCTGTATCTGTCAATTTCCCATCTCTTAATGCCATTATATGATCTGATGTGAAAATCACAAAATCGCCATTTTTGTGGTTCTTAATAAAGCTACTGAGTGTAGGCTTATTTGTTCCCCAAGCAGGAACTTCTGGGCTTAATTTATGCCCTGCTTTTTTTAATAATGTTTGAACATTTGCCCATTTTGTTGCTCCAGGTGTAGTTATTCCAAAAGCTCGAAGAGTTGCACTACCGCAAGTATCTTCTTCAGATTCAAACAAATCTCTTAATCTCATTTAAATTCTCTATTTCTTCATTAGTCTTTCAATCAACGGAGCTACATTCTTGATAGCTCTTTCGCCAAAGTAGAATGTAAGAACACATATGTTAATAGCCCATAGTAATGCCCAAGCTTGATCAGCATTAGTAGCTGCTATTGCTTCTATATTCCATTTGCCTGAAAGTGCCATGAAATCAATAAACAATGTGCCATATGCACAAACTGGTCTAAATGCACCTCTCATGAATATAACAAGAGGTCCTACAATTGGAATACTTTTCAGATCAGATGCCGTACCCTCCATCTCTTTTGTGAAATCCTGGAACTGTTGTTCTTGCTTATTCCAAGCAGACATCATTTTGATTTCTGTTGCAGTTGTAACCTTCATGATTTCAACTTCCATTGCTTTCTTTTCTGCATCTGACATCTTAGCTGGAAACTGTCTTGATACTGTGTCAACTATCTTGCCAGGTAGATCACCAAGTCCACCAGTGATAATACCAGCAGCGCCCTTTAACAATGCCCCTATTCCCATCATGTCACCTCCTTATGATACTTCCATACTGTAATTCCGTATTTATGATTTGTTTCAAATATTTTTTCAAATTCTAGATTGTGTTCTTTTGTGGTTGCCTGAGCTTATTTTATTTATGTTGTCAAGAATCTCATCGTAATCAATCACTATGCTCCAATCTTCAACTTTGAATACCCATTCTCATCTCTTTCAATTGATATTATATAGTCACAGATGTCTTGCATTTCTTGAATATGCGAGATAACTATAACAGTATCAAATGTAGATTTTAGATACCCAAGCATCATGTTCATGTTATTCAAATTATCAGAGTCTAGAGTTCCAAAGCCCTCATCTATAATAAACAAGTTACAACTAGGTATTAATGATATATTAGCTATAGCGGCTCTTAAAGCAATTGAGCTTATAGTTCTTTCCATTCCAGAACCCAAGCTTATAGATCTAACACAATCTCCGTCATCTATATAAATATCAATATCTTTAGACTCTTTATCAATTTCAAATATTATACCAAAATCTACTACATTTGATAGTATCTTAACTAACTCAGCATTAATTCTTGGTATGACTTGCTCTATAATCTGTAATGGTATACCGTCTTTAGAAAGAGCGTCTTTGAGTAAAGATGCAAGTCTAAACTGCTCTTCAATTTTAACTAGCTCTTTTATTGAATCATCTAGGTCATTAATCTTTTGTAGTATCGTTCCTAACTCTGAATTTTTTGTATTTATCATCTTGTCAACTTTAGATAGTTGACCTTCGAATACAGATAGACCAGAACGTTGCTTCTCTATTAGCTCTTTAGTCACACTGTTATGTTCAATTTGCTCTTTGTTTCTCTTATAACGTTTTTGCAATTCTTCAAATAATGATAACTCTATCTTGTTGCCATTCAACTTGTTCCGATGTGATTCGATTTCTATGGTATTAAGCTCCAATTTCCTTCTGTTGCTCTCTATTTCAGTTACTATTGCTTGGTAATCTCTTAGTCTTTCTTCAGCATTCTCATATCTATCAGTTTTCTCCTTGGCTCTTTCTTCTTCTATTTGCTTTTCTTCAATTTGAAGAGTGTAGTTTTCCAAAGATTTCTTAGCACCAAAAGCATCTGAAAGGAAGGAGCATTTCTTACAAAGTTCATTGCTCTCAAACCAGTCATGCTTCTCTAGATTTCCTGCCATTCTACTAGCGTTCTTTATATCCTTCTTAAGCAATATAATGGAGTTCCTTACTGCTTGAAGCATCTCTCTATTATTATTGAGCTTTGAAATGAATTCATCGATTTCACTCTTATCAAAGCTCTCTAATTGTAGTTTCAATCCACTGTTGCTTTCTTTATAGATTTTCTCTCTTGAAACAAGATCAGATATTTTTTCTTTGTTTTCTTTAATTGCTTCTTTAAAGGAACCTACACTCTTAAGAATCTCTTCTTCACTATATTCGACTCCATCAATATTAAATAATGTCTCTTGCATTGAACTTATGTTGTTTCTTACATTGTTGACTTCTTTAGATATTTCAGTTTTCAATGCTTCTGAGCTTTCAATCTCTTTTTCTACTTTACTTTTCTGTTCAGTGTAAGCAGAAAGTATTGATGTAAAGTCATGGTTCTTATATTGTTGTATAAGCTTTGACAAGCTATCACATTCAGTCTTTATTGTAGAGAACAAGTTGTCTATAACATCAATACCAAGAAACCTTGAAAGAGTTTCTTTTCTTAATGACTGATTCAAATCAATGAAGCTAGTAAGCTTGTCTTGCATTCCGAATGTTATCATACTATGATCATTAAAACTACCAATCATATTTCTCAATATTCTTTCTGTTTCATTTTTAGTTGATTCACCAGACAGTAGAACTTCATCATCAGTTATATCTACTAGTTGAACTTTAGATTGTCCCTTATTTCTTTCAACGTCATATTTCTCTATTTCTCTATCAATACGAAACCGCTTGTTATCAACTGACAATTCGATGTTTATGCTTGCTGAGTTCTCTTTGAAGTTTATCAATTCAGCGAGATTTCTCCTGGACACTCTATCTGATAGATTAAACAAACCATTCAATAGGGTTGTTAGCAATGCTGATTTACCAGTTTTGTTTGGTGAGAATATTCCTACTAGTCCCTTAAGGTTATTGAAATCTATTGAGTTGTCTTTACCATAAGAGAATGTATTAGAGAACTTCATGTTATCAACAGACCATTTAGTGCCTCTATGTATTTGCTCTTCATCTTCAACATTAGAATAGAAAAAATTACTATGCATATTCATAATCTTTTCTAATTCTACATTTGTCACATCATATGCTGCAAACCAGTCTCTTAATAGTTTCTGTTGAACATGTAGTTGAGAAACATCTTCAACTTTCAAGTCACCAAATTCCAAGTCATTTATAATTGTTTCACTATCAACTTCAATAGAAAGAGTAGTTGGATTGTATATTTCTTTTATAGTAGAAGCAATATTTCTCAATGTAACTTGGTTGTATCTAGAACTCTCTATAAAAACTCTTATACTAGGAAATTTGGGCATATCAGAAATGTTTCTTATTACACTATCTACATCATCATCTTTAGAAATCTTCATTGTATAGTAACCGTGATCATTCTCCATTCTTTCAAAATCACAAGTCTTCTTGTCTAAATCCCAAATTACATATCCTTTTTCTAGTGATTCACCAAAGTTTTGTTGTATGAGTGCTCCAGGATATACCACTCTTGGGAAGTTAGAAACATCATTGAGTAGCACTTGATGCTTATGTATGTCACCAAGCAATGCTAGATCATACTCTTTAAACATGTTACAAGTATATCTAGTGTTTAAGACATAGTGAACGTCAGTTACTGCTTTATCCAATGCTCCGTGGAATAAAGCAATATAAGTATAGTCTTCAATTCTTTCTTTTATTTCAACTGGAAAATTTGCTTCATCATTTATACAGAACACACCAAAACAAATCTTATGCTTTTCATCATAGAACAATCCGCTATTCTTGTATAAGAATAGGTTGTTGTTAGATTTATTAGGAGTGTGTCTTAACACAGGTGATATAGCATCTAATCTACCTGGCAAGTTTACAATACAATCATGGTTCCCTGGGATAATATGGATGTCAAAGTCTTCTGATAGTTCTGAAAAAATATCTGTTGCTAAATTCATAGCTTCTGGAGATAAGCTTGTTTTATTATGAAACACATCTCCAGCAACTACGATTAAATCTATTTCATTTTTTATCAATGAGTCTTTAAAGCCCTTAAATACTTTTCTATACTCTTTGTGTCTCTTAAGTAAGCGTATGTGCCAGTCTGCTGTGTGTGCTATTCTCAATTCTGCCTCCAGTTATCATGTGAGATTGAACCAATTGAGTAAAATCAAAACTACTTGAAGAACTTATCAAACTGTCAAGTCTATCACAACCTATTTCTGCAACATCGCCTTTCTCTTTACTCATATCTAAAGAGCAAACCGATATATTGTTTTTAAACAACAACTCAGCTATTTTACACTGCTTATCAAGTGCGTCTGGATCTAAAGCCAAGACAACTGGTGTGTTGTTCTTCTTTATTTCTCTAAACAGCTTTGTGCTTTTGTTCATGCTTGAACCCAACAACGGAACAGAGTTTTTCCTTGATAATATTGCATCAAACACACCTTCAACAAGAATCAATTCTGAACTCCAATCTATCAAGAACTCATTGAATATCAAGTTTGTCTTGTTTGACTTTGGATTCAGATATTTGCTATATACGCCATCATCTACAGATCTAGTAATGTAATAGTTTAGTTTGAAGTCGCAATCAAAAGAAGGTATCAAAATTCTTCTTTCTTCAATTGAATAATACACATTGTATTTTATCAAGTCATCATCATCAACACCTCGACTTAAAAGATAGTTATATCCCACATTGAAAAGAAATTTATGTCTATTTCTATACAAATATTCATAATGTGCTGGGATAAATAAGTCTTCAGTTTGAGTATAGCTTAAATTGAGTGTGTCACCTCTTATCAAGCTTTCAATATATTCTTTAGAGAAGCTCTTATATATTGCTGATTTTTCAGAAAACAACTTGCTTTGTCTATAAAAGCCAAGTCTTCTTAAGCTTCTCTCATGTCCTATTCCACTGAATTCGCATATAAAGCAATGATACTTCTGTGTTACTAATTGGACAGCAAGATGGGCAGTCCTATGATTGCAATTCGGACAACGGAAAACATAATTGTCGTTATTGTCATATGATTTGAAGTCACCCAATATGCTTATTAAAACACGAAGTTCTTGCTCTTTTGTCATAGTCTCAAAACTGCCTTAGCTACTATTATAGCATCTGAAATATCGTATGCTTCTTTTGCAAGCGCTTTTTTTCTCTTCATCATCGGCCATTCAATTTCTGGATACCATTCACTAACTAGTTTTAATATAAACTCTTTCTTATTTACACCCCTTGGAATACTAAAACCTAATGCAAGGCTCCTTGCTCTATTCACATTTATATGTTCAGGCTTTGTTTTGCATAACACATAGCACTGAAAACTAGCCAGTGCATTGAATTGTGCTAATGCAATTATTATCTTTACACTGGAACGACCACTAGCAAATTTGCCTATTATATCTTCTATTCCGATTCTTTCAAAAGAAAGCTCTCCAAACACATCAGCAGTCTGGAGAGCGAACTTCGCAGCTTTATCGAAATAATCTTTTTCTTTTGAAGTATCTATACAACCATATTTTATTAATTTCTCATCTTTGTCTAGTACAGCATATCCAGTTGAATTTGTGTTTATATCTAATCCAAGTGTCATTTAAACCTTTCTAAATTTTCATCGGGCATTCCTATTTTAAATTTTAGCTCTTTCGGCTTCTCCTTTTCTGTGTCTATCCCCAAAATTGAAAAATCATACCCAGTTAGAGATGCATCATCAGCGCCAGCTTCCCCTTCACAATCTTTATCTCTTTCTTTCATTTCTTCTGGAAGTGAATTATTTTCACTAAGAATCTTAAGGAGCTCTCCTTTGTCATTTGATGATTCAGGATCTTCTCCAACATCAAGGAATCTCTGCACTGTTGCCAGCATTTTAGTTAGGTTGTCAGTAGATTTTTGTGCTATCTCCAAATATGGATTTGCTTTATCACCAATCATGAACACGTCTTCTTTTCCCTCGAGTTGGGATGTTATCTCATCGAAAACTTTTAATGCACGTTCGCGTTCTTCAGTGCTTCTACTAAAAATTTCACTAAACACTTGGTCAACTGTCATATCTTCAAATATTTTAATATCACTCAACTTCTTCGACACTGTCTTTCTCCAATTTCATATTATCATCTGTTAGCTCTAAATCAAATGTATAAAAGTCTTCAACTGTTCTCAAAAATGAATAGAGCTCTTTTATCTGCAACAACATATTCATAAGAACTGGTTCGTTAGAATACAATGGTTTATTAAGAATGCTCTCACAAAATACGGTAAAAGTTCCAAGGTTGCTATGCATACTTTCGAATACTGTTTCTAAATAAGTTGCCCTGTTTATCGACCTGTACAACAGCACTCCTAAAACAAAAGAAATGATTGAGGAAAGAACAAGAGCAACTATAACAACATACATAAACATATTATATCTCCATAACTAAAGCACTATAACTATCTGCTATCTGTATAATTCTCATCAATGCATCTTTTGAATACATGCACTCAGGAGTTCTGTTTTGCTCCAAATACAAACCATCATGATACAGAATTGCAGTATATTCAGAGTCAGAAAGATTGACATTAAATGCTTGTAAAATACGAAGTGATCTCTGAGGAACTGTCAAACCATCCTTTAACTCATCGTTGTATATGTAGAGCTGTCCTAGCTTTTCCCTATGCCATGAAGACTCTTGATCTTTACAATATGGCTTGGGATTCTCACCAACTGATCCGATTTTCCCTATATCATGTAGCAATCCAACAATAACTATTGAATCATTACTTACATCTGTTTCAAGTGCTTCATTCAATTTAAGAGCTATCTTGACTACATTCAATGAGTGATATGCCAGCCCTCCAGGAAAGCATGAGTGATAATCTTTCTTCAATGCTGCAGGGGCTACAAAATATCTGTCACCTAGTTCTTCAAACAGCTCTTTTACTGCGCCTTTTCTTTCCTGTGTCACTTCTTCTGACTTGAACAGGTTTTTGTTTAGTGCTTCCACTACTTCGTCTATTACCTCTTGTACTTCTACTTTTTCTTTCATTCTGTTCCTCTTTCTTCTTGAAGATTTTACAACCTATTAACTCAAAATATTCTGGTTGTTTACATATGTTGACACATTCATTGCACCTCTCACTGTATTTTAATTCAGAAATCCAAGAAAGTAAATTATCTCCAACCTGTTCTTCAATCTTTTGTAATGCTATGTCATCTGCTGTTGTGGGTAGTTTATCAAACAGCTTTCTCCATTTACCTTTCTCTAAACGAAGCACACTACCTCTCTTGAATTTACTGAATCCTTGAGTTGCATAGAGTTCTTTACTGATAGAATAGAATTCACATTCAAGTGGTTTGAGAATATACTTACATCCCTTTTTTCTATTTGCTAATTCCGGTTGGATGAGTGCTATTATCTCAAGTTCTGCAAATTCAGTTACTTCTTCAACTTCAAGTGCTTTCAATTCTAAGTCTCTATTTAAGCTCTCTAATACTTCTTTAGCTTCAGTTCTTAAGACTCTATATTTCTTTGGCTTTACTTCTTTGAACAATCTCCCATCAGGGACATGTTCAATATATCTTTTAGAGACTTTCTCAAATGTGTTGTTTGCTGTGTTTAAAAACCAACCACCTTTCAAAGAGTAGTTATAAAACACTTTCATTTGTCACCTCATTTTATAGAAGTTGCAGGCTTGATTGTAAACAAATCGTCACTTTGTAAATTCGGAATTTCTGAGAATTTCTTAGCAATCCTCTTGAACTCAGCTTCAATAAATTTCTTAGCTCCTTGATCACCCATTTTTTCTACTTCTTCTGGCACTTCTGCATTGAACTCGACTTGGAAAGATGTTGTCTTTCCAAACGTAAATTGTCTGGGGTTATGGTCGTATGAATATCTCAAACCAGCCCAAAGCCAGCCAGTGGGGAGTGCCTTTTCAGCATCAAGGCCCAAACCATTCTTGCCTAATTTTCTGTTTGCTATATAGCTTTGCATCTCACCTTCATTCTTGAAGTATGTTTCTGCATGTTCAGTAGGGCCCATCTTGAAGCCCACTAGAAATATTATTATCCAGGGCTTTTCTTTATACTCATATTCTCCTTTTACAGCTATATTGTCAAATTTTATGATTTTTAGATTTCTAAACGTTGCCAATTTGTTTTCTCCGTCATAGATTTTCTATTATTGTGTGTTTCACAAATTCTGGATCACGCTCTAATTCTGATGCCCAAAATCTCAGCATTATATAGCCTTTTTCTTTTGCTATCCAGCTCTTTGATAAGTCGTTCTTTTTAGTTTTCAAGTGAGCATAGTTTATGTTAATAAGTTCAGCATTTCCATGAACATAGTCCCCATCTACTTCAACAACTATTTTGCCTTCAACGAGGAAGTCAAACACTTTCCATCCACCACCATAGCTTACAGGGAACTCAGCAACATAGTCTAACACCAACTCATCTAAGAGTTTAATCATCATTCTTTCGGGCTTAGTTCTCTTCAAACTTTTTCTATAAGGACCAGGTGAGCGCCTCTCAAAATTAGCTAACTCTCTATACTGATTCTGCATCCTTGTTTTTTTGCTCTCTAATAGCTTTTTCCAGCGATTCAATTCTTTTCTCTATTTTGTTTGAGGTTTCCGCCTGCATCCCTAATTCAGTTTCAAGGTTTACCATCCTAACTCTGAACATTGCATAAAGTTTTTCAATTTGGCTTACTCTTCTAGATAAAGCATTGAAATAATCCAGTGGTTCTAAATCTGCAGGGTTGACTCCCTTTGAGTCAAAATCTTGTAGAGTTATTACTTTCTTTTCAACAATTCCCTCATTCATTTTCTCCCCTTCTTCCTTCTCGTTTTTGCTTTGAGTAGTATATCTTTAAGAGTTACAGTTTGATGTCTTATGTCTTCGTTTCTATGTAAAATTACACTATCTTTATTGAATGTTTGAAATGAGCCTCTAGAATTTATTGTAAGTACATCATTCTTATTGAATTCAATGAGTTTGAAATAGTCTTTCTCACTATATCCAGCACCCTCTAAATACTTTCCTATATCTTCTTTAGTGGGAACTAGTTCTTTAGGGGGTTTATGAAAAACAGTAAAAGACAATCCGAATTCCCAATTTTTAGTTTTGGTCTCCACTTCCATCCTGATCTTCTTCGGGCGTCTCTTTTTCCGGGGCTTCTTCACTATCTTGTTCTTCACTGGGTTGTTCATCATTTTTATTTGTCTCCAAATTGTTAACCTGTTGTTGGACGTAATCCATAGAACCCTTCATTAAATTATTGATTTGCTCAGTAAGGTTGTCACTTACACCACTCTCTGGAGGGTGATAATCTTCATCAGACATTTCATGTTGTCTATTTGCTTCCTGGTTCAGGGAGTCACCGAATTTATATAGACGTTTTACAAGCTCAGCAATATCTGGCATTATATAAGAAGTCAGAGCAATAGCTTTATTATGAGCTTGAGTGAATTCAAAGAATTTATTTATCCCTAGGTGCTCTTTCACTTTCCTATATCTAAAAGCACTATCTAATTTAGCTAAAGAATTAAGAATCATAAGTCTTGCATTACCTAAATCAATAAGAGTGGTTTCAATCAAGCCAGTAACTGCAATGAGTTCGTCGTCATGGCCTGAGTTCGGTGGTTTGTTCATCTTCAAACTCTCCTTCATTTACAATAAGATTAAAAACAAAGTTTCCTGATTCATTTGTTTTTACTTCTAAATCAAATTGACTTAGCAATTCTAAAGTGTTGCCTTTACACCCATCGAAAAGAAAATACAACAATCTATTGAAAGCAATGTTCTCTTCATCGTTGTTACTACCTTCAAGTATAAGATTTATAAGACTCCATAATCTAAAATCTTCTTTCTCTACTAGCTCTGTATTTGGCATGTTTTCAGGCAATCTTGTTCTTATACTTTGTGCTAACTTATTTAGACTCTCCCTTATCAAGGGTATTCTTGTATTTAGATCCCCTTCATCTACTTCCATTATCTCATCAATATCAAGCATAAACACCTCCTAAAAAAAGAGCTAACTGGATACACATTCAAATTCTGCTGATAATAGTTGGGAGACAAGGATCAGCATTGATTATGTAGGCAGTTAGCTCGTATGGTCCCTTTGTAATAAATATAAAAGAAAGTTGTTAACTTTCAATTAAATGCAGATAGTCAGTATTATCTGTAGTCTCATACTCTTTAGTTTGTTTGTTATATTCAACGTTTACATATTCGTTTTCATCTATATTCAAATCTAATTCTAAGTCTTCTTCTTTGTTATTGTGTGTTGCCGGAAAATAGGTCAAGGGTATTGGGACGAAGAAATTATCTTCACAAGGATTGACAATTATAGTCCCTAGAACACCCGCATTGAATGGATTAAGCATATTTCGTAGATGAAATAACGACATCTTTGAAAGCACAAGAGCACTTCCAAATGCTTTCAAAAGCACTTTCTTTACGACTCTACGGTTTATATACCTCAAACACAAAGGCAAACTAGACCACCCAATGACGCCGCCTTCATTCGTATTAGTCAAACCAACATGAAACATACTAGTCCCGTCTTCATTGCAGATGAACCATAGATTATAGTTGTTATCTATAATAGTGTTATAGACAATCTTCGCTGACAGCTCGCCTCTCTTACTATTTTCTATCTCATCTGTTGTTAGTTTTTCCATGTTCTTTTCAAACATCATTTTTCTTCGCCTTGTTTGCTTCTTCCTTGAATTTGTTATTGACTATAACAGTCTTTTCAAGAAACTTATTGACCATATCATCAGCTGTTATACCAAACAGCAGACATAGATTAAGCCAGAACTTGAATATATCGACAAGCTCTTCTTTAACTTTCTCTATATCTATTTCTTTTCTTGTGATAACATGCTTTTTATAGTTTATCTCATCTAGTACCTCAGTTGCTTCTTTTATAAGATATAAAACATTTTCTTTAAACTTTGCTTCCCTTTCTTCCGGACAGCCCTCAGGTGTGCATGCATTTGTGTTTTTGAAAACCTTGTTAGCTAATTCTTGTGATTCCAACTGTATATCCCAAATGTGTTGTAGTCTACTCATTAGATCCCCCCGGTATTACTAAGTTGAGTTGTTCTTCCAAGTCTGATAAATTTGTGCATGATTTATTGAATGTTGCATAATCAGTTCCAGCTGGCCAACGACCACAAGAAGCAAATAGACAACCAAACATATTACTTAGATAGTAGTCAGTTGAATAATCACACTCTTCTTTAATATCACATCCTGGTAAGAAACCTTTAATGTTCTCCCAGTATTTAGTTTTTAGCAACAATTCAGTTTTCAACAACCAGTGTAAACCAACTATGAACTCTTCTTCACAGAACTTCAGTCTCCTAAACATCTGTCCTCTAAGTGAATCCCAAGTTTGCTCAACTTTATAGGAACATATTCTTGACATCAAATTGAATTCTGCTTTTTGTTTTGCTGTTGCTCTTGCGACTTCTATATTTGCTAGTGCTCGTATAGCTCTACAACAAAACGCTGCATCTGTCTCCATCATTTTGAATACATTAGTATATAGAGCGTATTGAGCTTCATTAGACACACAGTAATCTGAAAATTTAGCACCTATCCTAGCTCTAGAATGCTGGTCCCATTGACAAATTGGTGTTCCTTCAACTCTATAAACAACACTACTTGAGTCAACTTTATCAATGTGAACCTTCAAACAAGTCACACCCTTATGAACTTCTATGCCATTTCTAGAAATTGTATTCATTTTTGCTCCAGTAATTTGATATCATTTTCTTTTAATCTATAGTCTTCAATTCTCTCAAAATCTCCATCAGTTAGAATTGTTGTCATATAGTCTCCAATTAATGGAAATCTATCAGTAATAGCATTTTTTATAGAAGTCACATAGAAATGTTTCAGATTGAAACCTTCGTTATTTGTTATGTCAAATCTCATAGAACCCATTGAAAGTAAGTTCTGATAGAAGTAATATGAATGTTGATAGCACTGAGGTAGAAATGCTCTTGCTGATTGCCAAGTTTCATTACCCTCATTTACAATTTCATGATAAATTTCTTTTGCTTGTCTCAAAGCATTAATTTGAAAACTAGAAGTTGTCTTATTAATTTCATGAGTTGTGCCCACTACGTTATAACCAAGCAATACTAGATCAGCATCACTCTTGTTGTTATCCCTACAACCTATACTCATAAATGTGCAAAACGGTGTGTGAGTATGGTGGTCAAACAACCAACGAGGCAATCCTTTCACTCTAAACAAGAAGCTTACTACTTCTCTAGCAAGTGGAAGTGTGTTGTGTGTCAACACTGCCTTAACGACTTCAAGTTTGTTTTCTATAGATGTCTTGTCCCATTTTTGCTCATATTCATTGTCACCCCAAGTTGCAGTAGCAGCACAAAACATAGCTTTATAAGGGTTGTGATTAGTATCTTCCAATGTTACATCTACACCATCTGGAAACACCTCGACGTCTGATTTTAGTCCCACATCACTTGAAGGTGCTGTTCCACAAACTTCTCTCATTTGTTCTATAGATGCTGGCATTGCTGATACTGCATATTCAGTTAATGAACCGTTCATTTTTTATCCCTTTAGCTAAATTTGTAGATTCTACTTTTACTTGCCTTTGCAAAACCAAAGTTGTTCTTTGAAGTCTCAATAATTACCAAATCACCTTCTCCAATATCTCTCATATCAGCGACATTAAATATAGTGACATAGACATGCTGTTCATCATCTTCTAACAATAATCTGAAATACTCTCTCCCTGTGTTCTTAGACTTCTTCATTATGATGTCAGTAATAACACCATAGACTATATACTTCCCATCTATCAAATCATTAGTTTGCTTCGGACTTAACATAGACTCTAACATTTCAGGTTCTTCTTTTTCAATGAAGTCCCTAAACTGTTCAAATGGATGCTTTGATAGATAGAACTGTAGATACTTCTTTTCAAATGCTAGCTTCTGAGCATCTGAATAGTCTTCCACTTCTTCTGATGTTATCTTTTCTATCTCTTCTTCTATAACAGTCTTCTTCTTTACCTTTATCTCATTGAGAATCTTTTCAAGCATAGCAGAGTTTTCAAATATATTCTTGAAATACCCTAATCTACATAGAGGTTCAAAACTTCGTTTTGTTATCCTTATCTTCTTTATAGTTTTAACCAATTCATTCACATCATTACACTTGTTTAGATCAATAATGTTTTCATAGTCTTTTGATGCCAAACCCTTCACAACAGTCAAACCAATTTTGATAGAAGAGTCTTGATCGATTGAGAAATCTATATCTGAGTTACCAACAACGAACTCTTTGAACTTGATACCAGACACCTTAGCTGTCTTCATGAAATGACCAATATCAGTTGCAGTTGAGTTGTTGAGTAGTGCAATGTAGTATTCAAGTGGGTAATGAACTTTCAACCACATTGAAACATATGCATTAATACTGTATGCTAGACTATGTGATCTATTGAAACAGTACTCAGAATACTTTCCCATGATATCAAGCAACCAATCAGTGTCCTCTTCTGATATACCTTTTTCTTTAGCTCCCCTTTTGAATTTGTCAAGCATCTTGAAAAAATCATCAGTTTTTTCCTGATTTCCCTTATGGAGAAGCTTCATAACTTTTCTTCCATTATCAGCTTCTTCAATTGTGAACCCACCTATTTCTCTGAGAATAAGAAGGACTTGCTCCTGATAGATTAATGCTCCATAAGTTGGTTGTAAAATCTTCCAGAGATCAGGATGCATAGCTTCATATTTCAATCTAGCTATATCAGGGTCTTTCTTACATTCAACATACATGTCCATCTGTCCACCTTGCAATGATGCAGGTCTATACATTGCATTCAAAGCAGATAGATCTTCGATGTTTGTTGGTTTAGTAGTCTTAATAAGCTGTATCATTCCATCTGAACCAAACTGGAATATGTCTCTACAGTTGCCTAAAGCAAATTGCTCATATACTCCTTCATCGTCAAATTCAGATGTTAGAAGCTCTCTTTCAATATTCTCCAACTTATGATTCCCTTCAGCTAGATTTAGAGAGTCCTTTATTACCGATGCTGTTATCAAGCCTAGAAGATCTAGCTTACAATAACCAAGTTCACTTACTTCTCTTTCATCTCCACCTTCTTGAACTCCCGTTACTATTTCACCTTTAACTTTGTAGATCGGCAAATCAGAATTAGCTAGCTCCTTGTTTGAAATCAAAATACCGGAAGCATGCTTACCTGTTTGCCTTACCATACCAACTAATCTACTACCTAATTCAATGAATGTATCTCTATTGTCTTCTATAAACTTAACAAGTTTAGCATTCCCTTGTGTCTTTGCGATTTTTGCAGTTTTATCTAACTCTTCACCAATCGGTAAATCAGTTCTAAGTGTGTCAAAATAACCAGTCAATGCATTTGATAGATTATAATCGAGCTTGAATATCCTGCATAAGTCTTTTACAGCTGTCTTTGCTCCGAACTTAGCAAAGTTGATTATATGACATACCTTTTCTTCACCATATCTATCTTTGATGTAACCTTCAACTTTCTTTTGAGTCACACTATCTATATCAATATCTACGTCAGCTGGATCCTTCCTGTCAGCATTCAGGAATCTCTCAAACATGAGATCATGCTTCACAGGATCAATCTTTGTCACATCCATTATAAACAATATTAGTGACCCAGCTGCACTACCTCGACCTGCTCCTGTCGAACCACCAGAAGCATATACAAAACCATCTAATATATCTGATATAATCATTAGATAGTTGATGAAGTCTTTCTTCTTAAAAATCTGTATTTCCTTTTCAATCACTTCATCATATTCTTTGATACGATCTTTCGGAATAACTCCTGAATCGATCTTTTCTTTATACTTCTTTGTGAAAACTTCAAGGAACAACTTATCTGTTTCACTGTCACTTTCAGTATACTTTGGATAATTATTTGGATATGTTGGAATATCAATTTCTATCTTGTCTCTTATTTCAAATGTTGAGTTAAGAGCTAGCTCCAAGAAATTAATATTGATATCACTTGCAACTTCATATACTTCGTCAATGTCTTTGATGTGCAAGTTTCTTACAGTATAAAACCAATCTTCAAGTGGCATTGATTCTACAGTATGTCTGTTCTTGATTAGAAAACTCAAATACTGGATATAATAATCTTCCTTATTTGCATAATGGTAGTCAAGAGCAAATACAGGTTTGACATTATGTCTAGTATGTGCCTCTTCATAGAAATCATTTACAATCTTTTGCTCTTCCATTCCATTTGCTTGAATCTCAAAGTAAAAATCATCCTTGAAATGTTTCTTGAATCTCTTCAATAGTTTTTCAGCTTCATCCAACTTACCTAGCAATATGAGTTTGTTGAATGGTGAGTTTACACAACCTGTTGTTACAATGTTGTTTTCATCCAGGTGCTCAAACATCATGTCAAGTTTAACCAGGGGCTTCCTGTAGAAATTAAAGAAACCAATGTTAGACAAGTGAATAAGATTATGCATACCCTTCAAGTTCTTGCAGTAAACAACAAAGTGTGCATTGCTTGTATCTGTTGCTGCATCTAACTCAAGCTCATTTTCATCTTCATCACCCTTGCTTCTCTTTGCTTTCAAGAATGCTTCTTTGTCATCATAGAATAAGTCATTCACATAAAGCTCAACACCAATTATAGGAATTACATCATTGGCTTTTGCTTCATTATAGAACTTGAAAAATGAAAGCATATTCCCATGCTCAGTTAGACCTACAGCATTAGCTCCTATCTCCTTAGTTTTACTTACAATATCAGAAAGACGAGCTACACCATCTCCCAAACTATAAGTGCTATGTCCATGTAGAGGAATGTATGTGTCAAACTTACTTCCATTTTTGTATTTTAGCTTCATTGATTTTCCTTAAATTTGTGTAGTGAAAATACAAAAACTCTTATATAACTATACGTAGTTGGTTCTAATACATATTTAAGCGTAAGTAAATTATGAATTGCCCAATATGCCAAACAAAATGTCTGGTTGTCAAACACAAAGTTTGTATCGTAATTCATGCTTCTTACATACACGTTCATGCAATGACTAGGGTGACTATTATCTCTTATATAATGATGGAAATATGAAATACAATGATTGTCTTCTCCATCATAGTTATTTACAAATGAAGCACGTCTCGAATTCATGTCATCAAGCAAATAATTTGCTACTAATTTCGATCTTTCAATTACAAAATTTCTTTCAATAATTTCTTCTCTATTTGGTGCTTCAACTAGACTATCTAATACTGGTAAAATAGAATATTCAAAGTTTGTCAATTCATAAGTACCTGAAATACCATCAACCCACAATCCAGCTTCAAATTGTTTGTCTATTCTGTTTTTCCAATCTTTTATTAACATATTTAGCATCACTTACTCCTTAGCATATATGCCCCTACAGCAGTATCTTTCTCGTCTACAAAACCTGCACAAAACATTTTAGCTAATTTATGGGGCCAGTTTTTTCGAACTTTCCAAGAATCGAAAGTGTTAGACTTGACAACTTCATCAAATGTCATCAAGGGATTAAAATTAACAATGTCGAAATAATCACTAACAACATTTTCAAACTCATGCTTTTTCCAAACATAGTTGTGATCCCAATGATAGAGGTCTCTGTGTTCATGTTCAAACACCAATGTTATATATGCATGTCCATCTGGTTTTAACACTCTTTTGATCTCACTTAAACATTGCTCAGCATAAAAGAATCTATCTTTGCAATGGTCGAATGCTTCTTGCATAAATACTAAATCAAATGATGCCTCTTTAAACATCAAAGGCTTATTAATATCACCTGACATGAAATTGCTTCCAAATATCTGATCAGAACTACCAAAATTCCTTAACCCTTCTATGCAAAACTGTAAATCAAAATCTACACCCCAATATTCTTTGATCTTAAAACCATTCCTTTGTAGCAATCTAGAGACATATCCATTATTACAACCTAGTTCAAGCATTACACTATCTGATACTTTACCATAATGGTTTTCTATAACTTGGAGTGCAGAAAAGTTATACAAGAAAAATGTTAGAGCATGTGAATCATATACATCACCAAATTTGACTCTATCAACTGCTTCGTCTGTTGAGCAGTTTCCAATTTTACTCAAGTTTTCTAATTCATCGTAAGTTGAAAACACTCTAACACACTCATTGTAGTCAAAATACCCTAACTTCTCACCTACAAATGGAACCCGAAATGGAACTGAGTTTAAAGTCCACTTATTTATAAGCATAGGTTAACCTTTAGTGTTTTAGCTGTCTTCTCCAAATCACCTGAGTTATCAATAATAAGGAACCTATCAGCATACTGTATGTAAGTATTGCTAACCATTTCAAAAACATCTTTGTATATTCTCAAATGCTTTTCAAAATCCTTTTCTGATATCACATGTTGCTCACCTCTACTAATTGCCCTATTTACTAGAACTTCAACATCAGCAATAACTAACACAAAGTATGCATCTAATGGAAGTAGTCCAGCTATAGTTTTCATATTCGATTCAAATAAATCGATGTTTCTATCAAATATAACATCATACACAATATTACATATCGGTGATCTAGGGCTCATGTAATATTTGTATTCTGATAAATGTGCAACTTCATGCATCACAGTGTCTTTACCACTACAATCCGGTCCTGAAAAAAATATCATCATATCCAATAAGGCTCCACGTTAATGTTTTGTATTACGCTATTTACAGTCTTTCGAACACCCTCTTCAAAAGAAATAAGTTGTTCTATTTTAAGTCTTGATATTGAGCTATCATTAATATTATGCCAACCCAAATAGTCAGCATCTGCATCAAAAATTATTTGTCTTTTAAACGTCTCCATTATTACATCTGCATCTATTGAATGACCCGGGTGGTCCGGGGCTTCATAGTTTCCAAAACAATTAGCTACAACATCAATCATCTCATGCCAATCTCTTGCATATGAATAATTTTTGCCAATATTATAGTGCTTAAAAAAATGTCCCTTGGGTTCCATAATACGTTCAGCAAATTTCAAAATTACATTTGCTATATTCTCTACTCTAATATAAGACTTTTGATTGAATGGTGCTAATTTAAGTTCAAGTGTTTGTTCGGTCCCTGTATAGTTCTTATATAGAGTATAAATAACTTTAGTCAATGCACTATGTAGATCGTCTGGATAGTCACCAAAACCAAAGACAGGCCTTAGTATAAAATACTTTCCCTTTATCTGTCTTTCTACTTGTAATTCTGAAAAGTATTTTGTTACTCCATATAGTGTTTGTGGATTGATTAGTGTGTTTTCATCTATCGGAGAAGATGAGCTATACTTACTGGGATCGAAAATAGCAGTTGTTGAAATAAGAACCAAGGGTTTCTTAAAATTATTGCAAATATCGATGATGTTTTGAGTTCCGATGTTATTGGTTTCAATTGCTTTTACACTATCGCTATCGCAAAAATCAGTGCCTACATAAGCACCGGAATGAATCACAACATCAATTTCGTCACTGTGTTTGGAAAACAAATCAAAGAGTAGTTCTCTGTTTAAAAAATCGATTTCTCGCCGACGAGCTTGAAAACTTTGGTGAGTTTTCCAATGTTCATATTTCAAGTAACCCCCATTTACAATATGACAATTACTAGGTATAACTCTCATTGCTCTTGGTATAGTTCCCTCTTCACCTGTGACAAATACGTTAATCATTTATTTCCCCTTTTCAGCAAATTCAACGACGATATTAGCTATATGTTTTAGATATTGATCTTCATTGATTCTATTATAGCTCAAACAATAGCTAGGATGATATATCTTCTTTATACTAGCCTCTGTGTTATTATAATACGTAGTCAAGAATTCATAAACTTGGTTACCACAAGCCAGTATAAGCTTGGGTTTAGCATATTCTAATTCTAGCTCAAAGTGTTTTTTGCAATTATTGAAATCATCATTACTTACAGTGTTATCGAATGTTGAACACTTTACTAGATTTGTTACGTAACAATGGTCATAAATACCTATGTGTCTCAACATCTTCATAAAACCAGTGCCAGCATTATAGACTGTGCTACTCATATTAGCATCAAATGGATGCTTTAGACCTTCAAATCTAGCACCTGAAGGATTTAGCCCTACAATCATTATGTCATTAGATTGTCTCCCTTCCTTGCCCACCAGTTTCCCGTAACCATTTTCTTCTTGCAAAGAATTGTCATTTGCTTCCAACATATGGAGTTCGCAACTCTCACATTCTACAATTGCTTTGTCAATCTCTCTTTTGCTCATCTTTTAGATCCCTCATTCCCATTGATTTGAGTTGGTCAGTTAGTACTAGGATTTTATGTAACATACTTGTGTCAAAACTTCCCACTAATATTAATTTAAAAACAGAGTTAATTGTAATACTAGCATCGAATATCTCTACTATCGGATCGCGTAACATAACATCATGTAATCTATAATGAGGTATACAATATACAGTTTCTCCAACATAACCACCATTTACTTTTCTACCCTTCATTTGAAAATAATAAACATTAGGGTCACCAGTAAGTTCAGCTGCATCTGCAATATAAGCTATTTTGTCTTTAAATCTCGTTTTCCAATGTTGGATGTCATATGTTGCTGCTGGAAACTCATAGATGCATACTGACAATTGATGCATTTTTATTCTCCTTTTTTCACTTCATGAAGAACATCGCACATATTGTCACATAACACTATATTATTAGTGTTTATCAATGAATAACCGATCATTGCCAACATCTGTTCTCTACTTCTATACAGCTTCTCATTTGTGACAAAATATGTTTTGAATTCTGAGCTTAATTTATTAACTTGCTTCACCTCGTCATCAATGCAAAATACTACATTGTTCTCTTTAAAATGCTTTATTGCATACTTAGCTTTTTCTTTCTCCCAAATTATAGCATCATATTTCAATTTATTCTTGTCAAGCCAATACAATGTGTCTTGATAGATTCTGCTTACCTTATCATATGGTCTTGCAGTTAGTAGTATGACGAAATACCCACAATCTTTGAGATAATCTAAAAGTTCTTTTGCACCCTCTCTTATTTCAATGCTAGCTTTTACCCCACTTGTTCTATAATGCTTTTTAGCAACATTGTATAGAGGATAATCATTGCAAACTGCATCTTGAATATTAGTGAATTTCTGCAAGTATGGAGTTGAAGCTAGAAAACTATCTGGATAATCAGACAACACTCCATCAATATCAACTACAGCAATTTTACGATCTTTATCTTTCTTCAATTGTTCTAGCAAAAGCTTTTGTTCGAATTTGGCTTTTACAACAACTGATTTAGAAACAAATTTTTTGAACAACTCATTAGCATTCACACCATTTATTGCAAGAAGAGCAAAAAGATACTTCATCAAATCAACAGAGTTCTCAATGAAGTTATCTTTAGACTGCTCTACATTCAAGTCAGTATGATGCTTCCAATTCAAGTTGTCTAGTAACTCAGATGATTCTTTCATAAGACACAAAATAAACTCTTTATTCCAAGCTAATTTATTTTTATCTGATTCCATGAACTCTTCTAATGAAACTCCAAATGTTTTTCTGAAGAAGTGATCTTCAAACTCTTTTTGAGTCTCAAACATATGTTCAAGCTTATCCATAAAACCTCCTAATTCTTCTAAATTCTTTAAACAAAGTGTCAAATCTAATAGAGTGATTCCACTGTGCATACCTTCCCAGCATTTGAATATTCCCTAACTTAGTTATATTCATGCTATCTTCTATTTGAATTGGTAAGTCTTCATATCTATCTACTATTCGATTGCCCATTATGAACTTCTGGAAATTCGGTAACTTATCAGTAGTTTCATACACTGTGTAGAACGGATAGTGTATTGTTTTCCTAGTGTATACACCATCAACAGAATACACATAAGCAAAATTAGCAGCATCTAATCTTTTATCTTCTTCACTACACCCTGTCACATAAAAATGTTTTTCCTTAACTTTAAATGCTGGAGTGAAGCCTAAGTTGTCAACCATACCAAGCTTCCAAGCTTGCCTTTCTGTCATTCTTGCAAATTTTCTGATATCAAGAGTGCTAACCAGTCTTCCATAGTTGTGAGGGATTGCATCATATTCATTACCACTACATTCTAATTTTATAAAGCTATTAAATGGGCTGATAGCTCTTACATTGACTTTTACAATTTGCAATCTCTTCTGTAATATAGACATCATCCTGTCAAATAACTGATCACAAGCAAGATGGAAACCAATCATATAACTACTACTTGAAAAATAAAAGAACTCTATCTTATTTCTACCTGCAGAAAGAAAGCTCTCTTCATAATCTTTCTTTCCTCGAGTCAACCAAGAATATCTCCTTTTAAAATTATCGTCAGCTTCTTCTATTAGTTCAGCCGCTCTCATATAGCCAATTTTCTTCACACCAACTTGAACTGTGTCGGTTAACATAAGCTCATCAGTATATTCATTGAAGAATTTTACAGTGTCGGGATTGACTTGAATGAATCTTGGACCAAGCTTATACTTAGTTTTAATTTGACTCATTGGGTTTGCATCTAAGACAACAAATTCAGGATTTAGAAAAGCAAATGTTAGTCCAGCAGGACCTCCACCAATAATAAGGTTTCCACTCATATCAGTTTCATAACCCCCACTCCATATCTTTTTAAGTACTCTACGCCCTCTGTCAAACGATATGGTATCAAGTATTTGTATGTTGATATTCCTGCTGCTATCATTATTTTAGCACACGAAAGACAAGGTGTCATAGTACAATAAATAGTACAACCCTCTGTCTCAATCCCATTTCTTGCTGCATATCCTAAGCAATTTTGCTCAGCATGTATGCATTTCAAACAACTACCAGATGAGTCTAGTTCTAAGTTTTCTTTATTACAATTTGTATATCCGCTTTTTGCTCCGTTATATCCAATTGAAACTATCCTGTTGTCTCTAACTAAAACAGCGGCATTCTTTGCAGAGCCGCACGTACTTCTATAAGAGAGTAGTTTCACAAATGAAGAAAACAACTCATCCCATTCGATCTTCATGTTGCAAAAATCATTTTTATCTGCTAGCTCTTGCACATCCTCCATTAACCGATTAATTCTACTCATAAATCTCCCCTATTGTGAAAACTCATATCTGTACTTTTTAAGAGACTCATGAGATTCTTCGAACTCTCCTTCTGACAATGGGATGCCTCTTATTTTTTCGCCGTTAATGTTACATGTTGGCATATTGAATATATTATTAATCGGAATAACATATAGTCCTTTATACCACAATACATTAAGTTTACTCTGAAATGAAAGAACTGCAATTGTTATTTCAGAGCAACCTCGTATTCTCATTTCTTTAAGTTTAGAATCAGATTTAACTAACACCCAACTATGATACGGTCTAGTATTATAACCTACACCAATAATCGAAGTTGACAAATTTCCTGTTTTCCCTAGATCGTTGTTGTATACATAATCAATCTTCGTAACTTGATCTGCATAGCTTTCCCAATCAAAATATGACACTGCTTTATTTCTACATATGCCATCCATCTTTTGCCCAACCATCCCTATCCATTTTGGACTATACTTCTCTTCATCTTCTTCAGAAATCAAATCAGCATAATTCAAAACTCTTGAAGGCACCCCAACTGATCGAAACTCTGCGTTCTTAAATAACATGTTAGATAGACTCATAAATTTCTCCAGTTGTTTCGTTGTATACTAACGTCCCATCTTTGAAAAATATACAACTATTCTTTTCATAGTATCTAGAAACTTGCCCTAAAGACATGTGTCTAAAGACCTTGTCAATTGTTTTATACCTCCTTGCTAGCTCTTGAACTCTAGCTTCGAACTGCAAGCCGGGCTTTTTCTTATTAGCATCCTCCATTTCTTTCTCCATTATAATAATGTTATGTTGTTTTATAAAATATCACAACCTCCATTTGCACATGCTAGTTCTGCTTTCAAAGTAGTGTAATCATCCAACTCTTCTACTTTTGTAAGATCAATATCTCTCAAATTAGAGAGCAGCTGTAAGAATGTCACTTCTTCAATCTCCTGAAAAGGTGCTTGAACATAACTATGTTCTTCTTTTGGGAACACGGCAAGGCCGTTGTATACCTTTCTATTTTCCCACATCCATTTACCTACTTTATTCCATTCACCATCATTTATAGATATCGTAGCAGAAACATTGTTAGTATTATCACCATTGTTATGTCCATTTCTTATCCATTCTAAATTGAACTTTTTAACTCTCTCTAACATTTCAAATACAGGTTCATATCTCGTTATCGCACCTTCTGGTGCTTTCTGAGGAATTGCAACTACAGCTTGTATGTGAGGTTTGAAATAGTCATCTTCAACTAACTTAGGATTTGTTCTCTTCAAATAGATGTAGAGTGGTTCGTTTTTAAGTATCTGCTTTCTTCTTATATAATACTTGCTATGCCAGGGATGGATGCCAGAACTACAACCAAGAACAAGAGAACTAGTCCCAGAAGGCTTAACTGTAGTGGTTCTTTCAGCGGCGTTTATTTCCAATAATGCTGCAATACGTATGTTTTCTTCAATTACTAATTTTGACGACTCTTTTAAATCAAATTCTAGAACACTTCCACTAGCTATACCAGTCATACCAACACCTATTAAAGCATCTTTCTCAGTCTGGCTTTTCCATATCTCTCTCAAATAATGAAAGTTTGTATAGCTTGCTTGTAGTGTAGCTATAAATGCAGCTGCCTTTGCTCTTTCATTTAAGTCATCTTGACTTTCTACATCAGAAGCATTTATTTCAACTAAATTACAGAATTGATGGTCTCTTAGAGATATCTCAGCACAAGGGTTTGCACCATAATCTCTGTTGTTAGAGAAAAAGAATCCCGGCTCGCCAGATTTGTTATTCTTAATCTTCTCCCAAAACTCAAAGAACTTCTTCTCTCTAATTCTATGTCTCATAATAACAGCTGAATTGTTAGCTCTTGCTCTTTGTGGATTCAACTCCCACCAATTACCGAATTTACAAGTTAACATATCTTCGTCATCGAAAGAGAACAATGAGATTAGAGCAGCTCTTCTTATCCCTCCTGCAAGAACAGCGTCAGCTATATGACAAACTATATCATGAACTTCTATTGTTGAAAGCTTTGTTCCATCTTCTTTCCTTTCAAACACTTTGCTCACATTGTGCAAACAATCCTTCAATGGTTCTGGTCCTGGAGCAATACCCCCTGATGTCTTTAATCTAGCTCCTTTGGGTCGTATGTCTGAATAGTCAAAGTCCGGCAAAGATTTTTCACAGAAATAAGACTTAACCAATACTTTTACAGCATCAGACCAGCCTTCAATAGAATCACCTATCAGATATCTTCTTTTCTTTATTGGCTTTCTAACTTCTGGTAATTGTTCAACATGATGAAACTGGACAGAATACCCTATCCCTGTTCCCCCTAACAGCAAAAACATTATCTCTGAGAAAGCTTCATAATGATCAATTGGAAGATAGGCACAATTGTAAATCCTGTTTGGTGACAGTTCAATTGGCTTCCCTCCAAATTGCATGCTTCTCATTGACGGCAACACCTTCTTAGTTACTACGAATTTCTCATATACTTCTTTAATCTCTTCTCTCAACTTTGGGAACTTCTTTATATGCATACTCATATTTCTAGAAACTATCTCTTCCCATGTCTCTCTTCTCTTTAATTCGGGGATGTATCTTGCATAGTTTGAATAAACAATTACATCTGATAGTATCTTCTGTGATATGTCCAATCTATCTCTCCATTACTTTTCAAGTTTGCCTAAGGTTTTTTGATTCTCATTTTCAATGATTAAGAGCTCTACTGTTAGATGTTCATTATACTCAATTTTAGTACTTTCAAACACTCTCTTCATAACGTCTTTAGCTTCTGTTTCTGTTTTTTCTGATTCTCTTGTTTTTGAATATGCAATTTGAGTCTCTGAATAGTCAGCAGAAGAGACAGTATATGTTACAATTAACTTTTTCATATTATCCCCATCCATCTTTGTTATCCTTATATTTTTTATACAAGCTTTGAATATCACCCTCTAATTTTACTTGCTCATCAAATTCTTGCAATACAATTGAAGCAGTTGCAGGATTGAAATCAACTCCAAATACTTTTCCATCAACACCAATTCTGTTCTTTGCAATATAAAACTTACCTTTATTCTTCTCTTTTTCAACCATGTTTCTAGAAAATGTAGCAATGAAATCAGCAACTTGTGCTTTAGCATACGCATCTGCAATCTTATCTAGACCAATGATGTCACCATCCAATCCAAGTCTATTAGTCTGACTAGCACTCCAAATTGGAATCTTGATCTCCATACCAAAACCACGAAGCTCTTCATAGATTGCTTCTAATTCCCATGTCTTTTGCTCAAATGCTTTTGTGCTTATCATAAGATCGGCATAGTCAATAATTATAAGACCTGGCTCAAAATCAGATGACAAAAGTCTGTCAATATGAAATTTGATCTTATTGATATTAGCACTTTTTGTTGGGAACTCCTTTATTACTAGCTTCCCACCATCAAACTCTTTCAATGCTTTTTGCACCATATCAGATTTAGAAGTAAGATCTTTCATTGGAATCCCACTTATACAAGCATCGTATCTTCTTCCTATGTTAACTTCAGAAAGCTCAAATGTATAATGAACAACATTTACCTTATTCTTTAAAGCACCGTAACCTAGCATCATAAGCCAGAAACTCTTCCCTCCTCCAGTTGGTGCCATTATAACACCAATTTCACCAACACCCAACCCACCATCAAGATAGTCAGCACCATCAAGTAGCTTAAACCCAGTTGGCACTGTGTTTCTAAAGTTCTGCTTCAACCTCTCTTCAAGTCTATCGAAATAAACATGCCCGATATCTACAGCATGGACATGTTTCAATGCTTTCTCTATTCTTGTTTTAATTGCGTCTTTCTTATTCTTCTTTAGAAGCTCTACTGAATCTAGTATTGCTTGTTCAATCTCTTTCTCCGTGCAAAAGTCAGTAACCGTATCCTTTACTGACTTGATGTCCTTCTTATTAGTCTCTTTATTAACTTCAGCCAACATGATCTTACAATCATTGACCAAATTATCATCCTCAATCTTTGCAATTTCAACATACAAAGAATCGAATGAAGGAGCTACATTATACTTAAGATAGTAGTCAACAATTGCTTGCCAAATTGTTTGGAGAGCGTCACTACTGAAATAACTAGGTTTGCATATAGCAACATTTTGCTGGAAAAACTTGTCATCATTTAAAGATGCACTAATGACTCTATTTTGAAATTTCCAACCAAACTTTTCAAAATTGCCAGTATGATCTGCCATTTAATCTCCTTGCTCAAATGAAATTGATTTTGGATGTATATTTGTAAGGGCGTCGACCCAACTCGTAATATTTCTCGGTGCAATTGAATCCTTTACTAACATAAGCCTGAACTGTGTGCTTTTAAACTTTGGTAAGAAATTTGTAAATGTTCGTTCAATTGCTTGAACTGAAGTAATACTTATGTTTGGATCTAGTAATTGCATTAATTCATAGTTCCTTTCTATCAACTTCCTATGCTCTAAATATTTACCATACTTCTTATTTTTCTTTGGGTCTTCAGCTAGCTTGTAATCACAGATATCGAAGATGTCTTCAGTAGTATAAATATCAGTCCCATTCTTCAAAGCCTGTAAACACTCGAAATCTTTTGCAACTGTTTTTTCTCCCACTCTCGAGATTCCATTAATTGCATCAGAAGTGTCACCAACTATACATTTCATTATTAAATAATTTCTAGGATGACAACCCATCTCTTCAATGACAGTCCCTTCAGTACAGAACTGTCCTTTCGGATAATCCTTTGATTTAACTGGCCTAAACAAGGCAGTTCCTTTTCCTACTAATTGGATATAATCTCTGTCATAAGAAACAATTATATTCTGGAAATTTTCATCATCATTGAATAGATGCTCAACAGAATAACCAATCAAATCATCTGCTTCTAAATAGTCGACTGATGCTTGATAGAACGGTAAGTTTGTGATATACTGTTTTAGTCTAGTCAACTGGTTAGTTAGCGCTTTTGTTTCAGCTTCAACATCGTCTCCAAACACAGATTTATTAAAGCCATGAAACTTCCTTCCGCCTTTATACCCTGGCATAAGGTCTCTTCTTCTCTTTGAAGAGTCCTTCCCTTCCCAAGCCACTAAAACCATGTCAGGCTCGAATTTCTTTATCAAAGAGCAATAACTATTCAAGCACCCAAAAAGAGCACCCACATGCTCACCTTGATCGTTAGTGAAAGGTAAAGAAGCGAAATTCCTAATAAACAAATTCATCATATCAATATACAAAATTCTTGTCTTTGCCATAACTACTCCACTTCGAATAGGTGATAAAACAAAATTTCAAAAGCACTACAACTTCCAACGTGTCTAATTATATTCCATCCGATAATATCTTGTCCTGTAGCAGCAAGAACAAAACTTCTAATTACAGTCTCATTCTCAGGTTTGACAAGACTCCACAAACAAATCTGTTCTATTTTTGGATCAAAATTTACAGACAAATCCAAACCATCTTTTGGCATCTCCAAACTAAACTGATGTGTGACTTCTTTTGGCAATGGGAACTTCCATACAGTTTGCATGTCTAACCTTTCGTTAGTTTACTCTAATTCAATGATTTGAACTTCTTTATTTTCTTTTTGTGCAATTCGTATAGTCATCCAAGTTCCAGATCTGTTATGACTCTTCTTTAGAGGAAATGCATAAAGCTTGTCGCACTTTCTGATAAGTTCTTCATTTCTTCTTCTATATGATTTGTATCCATCTTCTTGATTTATTAGATTCTTAAGCTCTATTATATTGTCAGCATATTTGATAATTACTTTTTGAGCAAACTCAGGCTGATCCTTTATGGCATTTGGAAGGATAACTACAAGCTTCTTTTTACTTGGAACAACATTTTTAAGCTTGCCACATCGAACTAGCATTTCTGTATCTACACCTTCAGCTCCCCCAAAGTAAATGTTATCTACTTCATTATCACCCATTACAGTATATGCTGTTCTTTGCATTTTATCTATATTGTCTTGACTAGTCTTGTATTTTCTAGTTCCAGAGAATGATATATTCATATCTAACACTCCTGTTTGATCGTTTTTCTAGCTGAACTCGTACTGTTTTAATCAAATGAGCGCCCAGATTAAACAAAAGGACGCTCGTTTTTTCTAAACTCTTAATTATAACTCAATTTACTTCACTGCTGCTCCGCATTTTCTACAGAAGTTGTTGGAAGAAACATTTCTTGTACTACAATAACTACATTGAATCTTGGTTCTTGTAGTCATTGGTACTTCTACTACTACCTGAGAAGTCTCTCCCTTTAACTGGAATACAATTACGTGTTCTTTTGTTTCTAATTCACCAATATGCCCATAATTGAATCTCTGATTTGAAAACGACCCTTCTACTGTGATTCCTAGATCGTTAGCTGGTGCTGCTGCAGCTACTGGAGCATCATAACTCATCGACATAGAACTAGATGTTCCGCCACCACCAAGTGATTTAGTAATTCCTCTTGAATCATCACTACTAACAGTCCAATAATCTTTCCATGGCAACGGACCGTCTTCACGTCGTCCTGGACGCCTGCGTGGATACGTACGATAATACTCTTCCCATTCATGAAGCACTTCGTGTCTAATAACTTCCTTCTCAAACTTGTAACGAATCTCAATCAAGCCATCTTCTGGCTGATCACCTCTGTGTTCACGAATTTCATTAATCATCTCTATGAACTTGAACTTATTGCCATCATTCATAGAATCACCAAAGAATCTTTCAAGCGTAGCAGTAGAATTTGCATCGATAAGCAAAGCTTTAATTGCTTCTCTGCCATCAACATTTACTCCTACTTGAACTTTACGATTCGCTATGTTCTTGAAAAATAATCGGTATTCTGAACCAAAAGGAAGGAATACTTCTGAGGAACCACTACCTTGATGGGACTCACGAAGAGTCTTACCATCTACCTGGATTGCTGCTACCAACTTTTCTTGATACACCATGTCTCACCTCCGTAACAACGACGGACTGGCGTTGTAAATAAGTTTAAAGTCCGGTTTGAGGTTTTATGTATGACAGTTTTTGAACTGAACTGCCAAACAGTTTGAAACTATCTTGCGTTAACAGTTAAACCAAGCATCACTTGATTAAATACTGTTCGAACATTCTTGTCATCAGTGCTCTTATCGAATGAAGTAATACCCTTAGACTCTAGGAAGAGACCAATACGAGGTGATATGCTATATTCAGCACCAAGTGCAATTGAAGCTGTTCCCTTAGTTCCGTCAGTTACTAAACCGATAGTCTGGATACCACATCCAATTCCTGCATAAGGGACGAATCGCTTATCAGCTCTGAAATGATACTTCCAGTTCCCACTAATATCATACATCTTATTATCGAACGTTGCGATAGCGGCTCTTATTCCAACGGTCTGAGCGTTAGTGAGATAGAGATCAATAGACGTACCATACAAATTGTCATCAATCCCTTCAAAGTTACCAATGAGCTCTTCATCAACTACAGTTACTACACCAACACCTGCTGATGTTACGATCTTGCCTTTGTTATCAGCTTCTGCAGGTGATACTGCAAAAAGCAATGTAAACATTGCTGCAAACATCATGATATACTTTCTCATGTATTCTCCCCTTTTTTTATGTTTAAGGTTTTGTACCGTACTATATAAATATCACTTCGCTGAGATTAGCTTCCATTCATCGCAAACTCTTGACTCATTCCAAGTTATGACTCTGAATAAATCAACTGATAAATTTGTCAATCCAACAATACTACAATTTGACTCAAACACTTTCCCATTATCATTGACATCCATACGCTTGCAATTATTGCATGATTTATCATGATAACGAAAGTTGGCTTCATGCATGGTTTTCATCTGAGCTCTCAACCTTCACATCAACGTATTGACCTTCGTAATATGACTTAACGTGCTTTAAAAGCTCTTCACTCTTTACAATAGCAACTAGCTCCATCTTCTTACTCTTATAGGATTCCTGTGCATATATTTTAAACCACATCGCTGTTAATCTCCCATCTTTATCCCAATCGTTTCTTCTGTCCATAAACTACCTTTGAGTTCTGAAAGATTTCTATATCCAAGATAGCTCATAGCCGATTTAAGACCATTTGCAAACTCATGAACTACTTCAACAACAGGTTTCCCTTCATATGGTACGAGCCTTTCTTCCCCCTCTACAAATAGATTTTCAGGTTCACCATCCCATAAGTCGTAATCTTCCACGACTCCCTTAGAAGCCATACCTCTGTATTTCTTAAATTTCTTTGGTATTCCATATCTGTTATCATCAGGAAATATATCAATAATTTTTCCAGGTGTTTCTTTACATCCAGCAAATATACTTCCTGATATAACTGCATCAGCTCCGGCTGCAATAGCTTTTGCTAAATCGCCTGGAGTTTTGATTCCTCCATCTAGCAAAAGTGAAGGAGTAACATCTTCTCTTTCATCACCGCAACTCTTGTCAATCTGTTCTAGTTCCCAATTACGAATTGCTTTCCATCCATAATACAATGCTGTAATTGGAGGGCATTGTATCCCAGTCATTCTAGATGTGATGCAAGCTGATCCGACTCCTATTCCATGTCTGACACCATCAGCTCCTAGATTAATTGCTCTTGCAACAGAAGCTTTAGTTAATGTATTACCAATGATTAAATCTGGTGATGAACTGACTGCATAATACTTACCATTTTCATCTTCTAATAGTCTACTACCATCGTTATTATAACCTTTGTTCCACCACTTCATAAACTCTTCTACCTTTATATTTGAACCGTTTGCTGTATCAAGGAAGAGCAAATCTACAAATTTACACTTCCCTTCAAGCAAAGTTCTCACACGTTCCTTATAATCATTCAATCCAATAGCTACATATAAACGCGGCCCTCCCTCTCCAACTTGAGATTGCTTAATTTGAAGTGCTTTTTCAGCTTGCTCTTCTGGAGTCATGAATCTATGAAGAATGCCTGCTGCTCCTATTTCGTTTAATGCTATACAAGATTTGACACTTGACACAGTGTCCATAGGTGAAAGAATGATAGGATATTTGATTTCAATATTTCTAGAAATTTTCGTAGTTAGATCTACTTGCTTTCTAGATGTGATAGTACTACGATCTGCAGGGAGCAGACCGATATCGTTGAAGCCTAAAGCTGGCCTAAGTTCTTCTGGTCTCATGTTGTAACCTTTTCTAGTCTTTCTCTTAAAGAAAACAATGTGAATTTAAAATCATCGTAGCAAATACTATAATAAGCTATACAATCACATTCCTCACAATCACATACCCATATTACTTTTCTACGATCAGTGTTAAAGTGTTCAACACACATTTTGCCAGAATATTCTACAACAATTTTATGAAATCTTTTTCCACAATGTTTTCTGAATAAAGAACGTTTTACACTTTTGATACGATGATACCGGCCACATGCAAAGAGTGTTATTGCAGCTTCAATTTTTTCGTCTAAGTCCATTTTTAAAACAACCTTTTGTTTTGGCTGCCCTGCTAGGATTCGAACCTAGAATTTCCTGGTCCAGAGCCAGGCGTCGTGCCAATTAGACCACAGGGCAACTATGCTTTCCAATCATTTTCAGGCTTAAACATATAATAATGCTTAATAAATGTATGATAGCTCTTTGCTGTCATTGACCAAGATGTATCTGATTCTGGAACATAATACATATGCCAACCATATCTTGAAAAATGATCGATGAGTATAGTTAATTCATGTTCTGCAAGACGATTCACAACATGCAACTTTACTACAGCTGGAGGAATTACTTTACACTTTGACTTTGCTTCCAATTCTGTTTTGAATAACTTACTCCAAGTGTCAATTAGCTTTTCTCTTTTTTTCTTTTTTTGTCATCTTGCTTTGCTAAAAACTCTTTTGGAGTTGGAATCTTATGATCTTCAGAAGTCATATCAAAACCTCATAGTTGGTACCGGTAGAGAGAATTGAACTCAAAGAATGATCTTATGAGAATCACTCCCCAAACCTGGGCTACCGGTATTTTTGTAAGAACAGAGAAGAGAGTAGATATATATCTAGAATAGACTCTCTTAACAGGAGCTTGGCTAATCTGTCTCTAAGGTATCCCCTGAACCAGCCTCTAGCTACCATACTAGTCAACTGTACTTTATCCCCACCAAGAAGGGATTATTCAGTCACTCTGTTCAGTTATAAATGGAAGCGGGGGTGAGAGTTGAACTCACGAAGTCTGGCTTATGAGACCAGATGGGATAACCGATCCTCCCCGCGCAAATTCATTCGTCTTTAGTTTCTTCTTCCTTTTCTTCTTTTGCTTCTTCTAACTTTGGTGCTGATTTCTTTGCTAAAATATGATCTACATCTTTTTCTCTTCCAGAACAATTAATAAGTTCTGAAACTATGAACGAATACTTCTCTTTATCACCACTCACCCAATTCCAGGCAGTGCTCAAAAGAGGTTTACGTTCATACGTGATAATTATGTTATCACAAATTTCATTACCTTGTTCTTGTGTTACATATCCCTTTCTGACAATAGCATCACATAAAAGAATCTTAACTATTCTTGCATGGTCCATTATAGCATCTGGACCAACATGCCACATTATCATAGAAACCTCCTCAATCCCATATGCCTTGATAATACTTACCGAATAGTTTTAAGCCTTCTTCAATAACATCCCATCTTCTTTTCATTTCTGTAGTGTATTCATCATAGTTATAACCTGGATAGTGCTTAAAGTAAATTGTTCCGTCTTCTTTTTTCATCATTTTTGATGGAGGGTAATGCATATCTTCCATATCTATTTTCATATAGTAGAAAGCATTAACCATCTTGTCAAGAATCTCTTTCCACTCATCGTGCATTCCATCATGATTTCCATTAAACTCATAACCTTCAAGAACAGGACAACCCATAAGTCCGAGTTCTCTGAATGCTTTCAATCTAGGAAGAATGAAATCTGTGAAACTATAATGAAGATTCCAAAGTTCAAGATCATCGAATCCTCTGGTTCTTCTTTGCCAAAACCATCTTAACCTTCTACGAACATCTCTTTTTTCCCAAATGTTATGATAGAACCAAAGAATCATTCTTTCATACCACTCAGGATTATACTCTGGATCGAAAAGTACTTCATCTTCAGACATAACTAGTCTCCTATTTTTAGTTGTTAGATAGTTACGTCATGTTAGCACCCTCCTATTCTTCTGTTTTAGAATTATTGTCATAACTTATTCTCAGTTTGCAATTCTTTGCACCTTCATACAGTAATTGCCTGATGCCATATATAATTGCAAAAATCATTGAAAACCCGCCTACAATTCCAAAAAACGTAAATGCAGCTTCACAATCGCATTTTGAACTATAAAGATAACCTGGCTCACTACAAAACATTGCAACAAACACCCATAAAGTAGTAATGATTCCAGCAACCAATTGAAGTTTGCCTTTTAGACTGTTCATAGAAACCTCCATTTATTTGGTGCCCGAGGTTGGATTCGAACCAACGACCACCTGTTTGTAGGACAGGAACTCTAACCACTGAGTTACACGGGCAGTTTGTTTTCTTTGATTGCTGCTGCTATTACTAATAAAGATTTTGCGATTGCAATTAATGCTCTGTTCGTTCCAGTGTTTCCATCTTTTATGCTTTCCTTAGCTATGACAATTGAATTATACGCATCAGATTTTGAACTCATTGGAGCCTCCTTGATTTTTTTGGTAGGGCGGGCTGGAGTTGAACCAGCTATCTTGACTTTATAAGAGTCCTGCTTTTACCACTTTTAGCTACCGCCCCATTCTATCTAGTTATAATAAATAACTTCTAGCATTAAACTTATTTTAATTCTTCTAAAGAACAGTGACATTTCTCTGCTGCGCAACGGTCAAGAAGCGTCTTCTGCAGACCCACGGAAGTACCAAAGACGTAGTCACGAGGAGGAGGATCCACCAGTAGAGTATTCAGCTCTGTTATCTGGATCGGGTACTTTCTCTCCTTCTGAATAAGTGGTCTTCAATTCATGTCAATTCCCGTGCCATACATATTTAACAAAGTGCCGCATGTGGCACCAAAATAGAATGCAATGCAGAAACCTGCAATCACGCATAATGTAGCAAATAACATATCTAATGTTATAATGATTGGCAATACAACTACCACACATCCCAAACACATCAACAAGAAACGAACAACTGCTTCAGAAAATACTTTTACTGGCAATTGTAATATTGTCATTTTGAAACCTCATTTGTTATTTGGTGTCCGAGACAGGAGTTGAACCTGCACGGTATCTCTACCACTAGCCCCTCAAGCTAGCGTGTCTGCCATTCCACCACTCGGACATCAATATCGATCGTTCACTCCTATTCTATGAGTCTTCATTTCACCACACTTTTCACATCTCATTACAAATAGAAATTCGATAATAACATCTCTTAATGTAGTCTTAACAGTGTCGCTATGAATAACCCATTTGTGATTGCATTTTGTTTTTACTTGAATTGCTTTTCCACATTTCTCACAAAACTGGTATCCTTTGTCGTCAATCTTCTTTTCAAATTTATGTCTACATCTAGAAAACAGACTCATTGAATTCTCCTATTTAATATGGAGGTCCGGGTGAGATTCGAACTCACAAATTACAGGGTTGCAACCTGCTACCTTAACCATTTGGCGACCGGACCTCTGGAGCGGGTAACGAGAATTGAACTCGTATATTAACGTTGGCAACGTCACGTAATACCGTTATACTATACCCGCTAATTATTTTGGAGCCACTACACGGAATCGAACCGAGGACTTCAGCTTGGAAGGCTAGTGTTTTACCAGCTAAACTATAGTGGCTCAAGGAGCAGCTAGTTCTTCTCTTGTATGAGGTGATTCTTCTTTATACTCTTCAGCAGTTGTGAATGTATTCACAAATTCAATCTTATCCATACTCGGAATAACAGTTACAAATTCTCCATCTCCTCTGTTAATTCTCATTTCACAATTTTCAATAAAAGGGATGAATGAACTAGTTCCATCTGAAGTATCAATTCCTTCTAAAGCTTCAATTACTTCTGCAACTGTAAATGTATATACGATTTTTTCTTCTTTAACAATTGACTTCTTCTTGCCCATCGCTATTCTTTCCATTGCAACCTCCTAGATTTTTGACTAGTTTTCTTATCTTCTCTGATCGTTCTTCATCACCCTGAATAGCGTAGTATAAAGCAAGATATGCTAGACGATTTCTTCGATCTCTATCCATATCTCTTTTCACATTAAGATTCGGTATCATGTTTTCACCAAGTCATTATTAAACAGTAAGCTACAAGATAGATCGAATAGAATATTCCCATCATCATTCCATAACAGATGTATTCTGCAAAGAGTTCTATATTATACTTTGACATAAAAGTAACTTTCTATTAGGGAGGAGGGTAAAGGAGTCGAACCCTCAGGCTTTCACCTGGCCTAGCGTTCAAAACTAGTTTGCTACCAGTAGCGCTACCCTCCACTTATTCTAGAATTCCCATATTTCGAAAGACACGAAGATTGTGCTTCATTGTTCTCAAATTTTCTTTCAATGTATGTATACCCGATGCTGCATATCGTATTTCATCCATCATTTCTTGATATCTCTTTACATATTCTTCTGTTTCTTCAATTTCTTTCTTTAGTGCTTTTGCTTCAGCTACTTGCTTTCTATAATTACCACTTTCAGTTCTAAAACGCTTTGTTTCATTTTCATATTCGCCCAAACTGAATGTATCGACTCCTTGAATGATGGATTCATTATGAATTAGAGTAATTTGTACACCATATGCCATTGGAGGGCGTCTATATAGAAAAGCCCTAACTGCTCTATCATGAATCTTGTAAACTTCCAAGTCTTGATTTGTATGAACCTCTAACATCCTCATAAATATTAGCTTGTTGATTAAGACCTTATAACCTGTTCTAGCATCAAGCACCCAATAACAATCAGTCTTTCCTTTTGCAAAATATCTAGTTCCCATTCCCATTCTAGAAGCTAGAACATCGACGTGTTCACCGACTTCTAATGCATACACCACTTCAGTTTTCTTACCAGAAGCTTTTTCCTCCTTTGTTCGCATCCACTGCTCAATATAAACCTTTTTCATTAGGCTATCCTTATTTTGGAGTCATCAGAAACTTTATCATAGAATCTATTACTTCTCATATCATGTCTGAATATAGTTGGTTTCTTATGTCTCCTGTTAAAGTAACTAAATGCTCTGCTATATAACTCTTTCCCATATCCTTTTCGTCTGAATTTTGTTGCTACAAAAAGATAGATGCCTTGGGGCTTGAAACACAAAGACCAGCCTACTAGCTTCTTACTTCTGTTGTGCTTCATTAGAAATATCTTCTCCCCTTTGTATTCCTCCTTGTCTCTTTGACTTAACCTGAGATGAGTTTTAAATGCACCACCTCTCAAAGCTAGTTTCTGCAATTGATCGTACTCATCATCAGTGATGTCTGTCAATTGCTTGTTATAGATTGTATAACCACGAATTCTTGGCATTTCAGAATCCTTTTAATTTTTGGTGGGGGCACGGGGAATCGAACCCCGATCTTGGGTTTAGAAGACCCAGGTTATATCCATTTAACTATACCCCCAATATGTGCATCATCATAAACAACTGAATAAAATGTCTTACTTAATTTTTGGTGCCCAGGGAGAGACTCGAACTCTCACGGAGATAAAAACTCCACTAGATTCTAAGTCTAGCGCGCCTACCAATTACGCCACCCGGGCATTTAGTCTATCGGCAATATGACCTCTTAGTTTTTGGTAGGGGATCAGGGAGTCGAAATATTTGGTGCCACTGGAGAGACTCGAACTCTCACGATCTTTCGATCACTGAATTTTAAGTCCAGCGCGTACTACCGATTTCGCCACAGTGGCACAAATTCTCCATGTTCATTTTTTAATTTGGTAGCCGGGGAGAGAGTCGAACTCTCAACATCATGGTTTTGAATCATGCGCCTCTTGCCAATTGGGCTACCCGGCCAAATTCATTAATCAATACTCGCCTATCCAAGATGCATCACCAGATGGCGGTTCAATTACTTCTCTCTCTACAATCTTACCACAACCTACACATTTGTAAACTATGTGTTTATAACGATCTTTATGCTTCACAAAACTACAACTCATTCCTGTAAGATCGTGAAACAAATATATCCATAATTTGCGTATCATTATGATCTCTTTTTTTTGGTCCCTTCGGTAGGGTTCGAACCTACGACCTCCCGATTAAGAGTCGGATACTCTAGCCAACTGAGTTACGAAGGGACATAATAAGCTTATGTAGTCTATTTCCAACTTCCCAAAGACTTGTAACTCCTACTTTTCCATGTCTGTCTTTGCTAATATGGATCTGATCTTCTTCTATTCTTACAACGAGATCTGACATCTGTGTTGTGTAACTTGCGTTTATCGGATTATATGTGCCACCACTATGGTCGTGAAAAACTGGCACTACAAATATATTATATCCAACACATTCTGCCTTCTGATTTTTCTGATTTTCAAAGAAAGGAATTTCACTGCATCTAGTTTCTGTCCATTCTAGCAGTGTCTTCTTAACTCCGTTAACTTCAACAACACAATCTCCGCATGCTTCTGAAGCTAACGGCTGAGATAGTGCTCTTAGAAACTCAGCCTTTCTAGGAGAGTATTTAGCTAGTCCATGAATAATTAATTATAGAATCACGCATTGTGATCTCCTATTTCATTCTTTACGTTTTTAAACCAACGATGTCCAGCCTCTCTTTCGATCCAATTAACAGTAACATCAATTGAAAGTTTATCAGAGTAAACTATACAGAAATTGTCATGAATGCTTCTGAGAAATGATGTACCAATATATCCTACTGTTCTGAATTCTTCGATATCCTTCATCAACGTGAACAACTGTTGATCACTGCATATAGATAGAGTTTCAGCATTCTTGATAATCATTAGTCCATCCTCGAATCTGCATAACAGTTGATGTCGTTCTCTCTAAAGACTTCAGACATAGCTCTTGCGTGTGCATCTTTCCTAGCTATTGACTGTCCGTGGTCACTGATCCAGATAGCCCAACCGCCATAATAATGCTTGTGACCAATATCGTTCTTCTTCAACCACCTTGCAAAACTTGAAGTCCCTGGCTTTACAACAACCCAAGCAAATCCGCAAGCTCCTTCTGAAACATACCAACTGTGCTTAATTGGTGAGTTGTCATCAAGCATGTTTTCATGCTCTACTACACATATCGGATTCGGAGTGCATGCCAAACCAGCTTTGTAACCTACAGCACTTGCTTCATCATAAAGCAACTGCCACTTCTCGTCATTAGCCATTTTACTATCCTTTCAAATTGGAGGAGGGTAAGGGACTTGAACCCTTAATGCAGCCAGATGCTGCATTGCTAATTTAGCAAATTAGTTCCTCGTCCAGCCGGTCACCCTCCTTACATAGCTAATATAAACAATTCTAAGCAATAGTAAACAACAAAACGTAATAATTTATAACTAATTGAGTTATCATTCCATCTCCTAGAGAATTTCAATGTTTCCTACAACCTCATGCATTACCTGGTCCTCAAAACCTATGCGGCACTCATGAGTTCGCCACTTTATTGTTACATGTTTCACTATTCCTTCTCTAGTAGTCTGGGTGTGATAATCGTCACTAGTGAATGAAACTCTTCGATTAAGCAATAACTGTCTAATCTTTTCAATTTCTATTTCAGCTGCCGCCCCCATTGCAATATCGATATCAAATTTTACATTGATGTAAGTCATAAAACCTCTAATAAATTGGTCCCCAGTATAGGGATCAAACCTATATCACAGAGTCCGTAGCTCCGTATCCTATTCATTAGACGAACTGGGGAATAATGAGAACATTGTAACCTCAATGTTTTTTTTGGTAGGGAGGGTGGGATTTGAACCCACGATAACATGTTTATCAGACATGCGCTTTAACCGGACTTGGCTACCTCCCTACATTTCTACATTTCTAAACAGTTTTGTATACTACACTGCACCACTCAAATGAATGTACAGATATACATCTCCATGTTTAGTTTGTACGTGTGCTATACTGCTTATATACAACTGTGCACTATCATTTCTTGCACAAACTCTGTCACCAATTCTAGGATTAAACATCTTAGTTGGCCAGTGATATCTTTCATAATTATCTAGATTTGTATAACACACAGTAGCAACTAACATAGCATAACCTTTTTGGAGGGACGGGTCAGGGTCGAACTGACAACCGCCAGGTCCACAACCTGGAGCTCTACCAATTGAGCATACCGCCCCTTATCTAACTCTTTGCATAAGTTCGTCAACAACCTCTTGTGATGAATCAAAACTTCTTGTAGCGTTGATCGACTTGGCTAATTTGAACCTAATTTCCTTAATTCGATTTTCCGCTTTAACTCTGATTTTAGCCCAATGTTCTAATTCCCACATATATTCTTCGTAGATATCACTGAGTTCTTTTTCCTTATCCATAGATGTCAATTGCCTTTCTAGCATGTCGTTGCTCCTTAGTCAAAAGAGGGATTGACTTAACACCTACAACTCTCTTAACTCTAGGTCTACGCTTTGAAGGAACAAGCTTTTCTACAGTGATTGCATGTCTTGAATAATCTGGTGAAGTGATATATATTATCCTAGACATTAGACTTCTCCTATAGATTCTCCATATTTCTCTTGTAGTTGTTTGTATTGAGCCAATTCTCTTGTCTTCACTTCTTCTGCATCTTTCTTCTTCTTTTCTTCTTTTGCTTCTTCTAACTTTAAGCGCGATGCTTCTTTCTTCTCTTCTTCTATTGCAGTTATTTCTTCATCAGTCATTCTGAGATAACTATTTGGGAAAGTTACTGCTTCATCTTCTCTGTATTGAGATATCCAAAAACTTACAACAACATCATCAGGTGGATCCCAGGAACCACATTCAACATCAATAGCAGTTTCATTTTTAAGTCCTGGGTTTCTAATTGAAAGAACTAATTCACCAACTTCTTTTGAAATACTTACAAGTCTGTTGAACTCATCTATTGTTTTATCGATCTCTAACTGATCTTCAAAACGTGGCATGTTAGTTTGTTCCTTTTCCTGGTAGATTGGTGTGTTCACAATCATAGTTGCATATGTAATACCACTTCGTTCCATTCCAGTAATACAAGAAGTCAACGTACTGCCAATCTCCAGTCTCTCTTAGTTTCCTCAAAACATCCTTAGGATCACGTTCTTCAAAATCGTATTCTTCTCCAACTTCTAAATCTTCTCCTCGATCACGATGATATGCTACAGTGTAACTTTCAACTGGTGTAGCATATGAATGACCTGGAGGACAATCAATGCTATGGTGCAAACAACTCAATGCTCCGAGCTTCAGCAAATCTTCGATCTTATATTGATCGTTGAATGAGCGTTCTAGAACACCACCAACACCACCACCGTCTGGGTAACCATCATAATGACAATTGATAGCTCTGATCTTTCCATCATCACATAGAGCAGCTATACAAGAACGAGTAGACATTGTTGTTTTCCTTTTTGGTGGACCCCATAGGACTTGAACCTATAACCTACTGATTATGAGTCAGTTGCTCTACCCATTGAGCTAGAGGTCCAATAAATTTTTGGTGGGTCAGGCAGGATTTGAACCTACAACGGATCTTACGGAACAGTTTTACAGACTGCCTGCTTCACCAATTTGCATACTGACCCACTTAGATAGAATTCCTAATTGCTTTAACTGCTGATTCTAAATCTTCAAGTGAAACTGTTGCTTTATTAAGACCGGGTGATTCACTTAAATCAACTTGGATAGGAGTTGTAGTTTTTCCATGACTTCTAGTAATTGAAGTCAACTTTTGGATACTGACCTCAGCATCACTACCAATACAAGGAACTGAAACCGTGATCTTAATCATTTTGCTTTCCTTTCTAGAAGTTCTTACTGTGCTTTTGCAATTCCTTAACTTTCTTTTTCATTCTTTCAAATTCTTCATCATCGATATAATCACCACACACTTCTAGGAAATCCAGCAACTCCTCTTCTTCCTCAAGTGCAATCTGATCTGCAATAGATGCCTTTCGTTGTTTGCGTTCACTACGATTCTGATTCTTCTTGTCGTTCTTTGTAGTTACCCTATCTTCTCTTTGTTCAAACCGCTTGGAGCGGCTCATCTTACTTCTCCTTATGATTGTTTTTTTTGGTCCACCCGGTAGGATTCGAACCTACGACCAACGGATTAAAAGTCCGGTGCGCTACCACCTGCGCCACGGGTGGATGAATTTTGGTAGCCCCGGGGAGATTTGAACTCCTCGTCTCCGGCTTGAGAGGCCGGCGATCTCGCCAATTGAACTACGGGGCCTTATTATATTCGCTTTATTTCTACTTCTCCAAGAATGTCTGGATATGAATTCGAAGTATCAATCAGATTAACCCATTCATTTGTTACCTTAAGCAAGTTATTATAATCTCCAGACTTTGCATCTTTGAGATACTTCTTTACCTCTATTGGAGGTCGTTTAAGTTGCTTGAGAATTGATTCTACATTGCCCATAACTGCATATGCGTTGCCTGCTGGACCAGAAAGGTCCGTCTGGAGATCAACATCATACTTAGGCATTGTAACCTCCTAGTTAGTTTTTGGTGACTCAGACGGGGATCGAACCCGCAACCTCTAGATTGAAAGTCTAGTGAGCTGACCAAGTTGCTCCACTGAGTCATAGTTTGTTTCCGTATAGCTAATATAATCAATTCTAAGCAATAGTAAACATTTTCTCAAAATATTTTTTTGGTGGGCGATACTGGATTCGAACCAGTGACTTCTTGCTTGTCGAGCAAGTACTCTAACCAGCTGAGTTAATCGCCCACTACTTCTCTTCAACTGCAATTGAAAAGTATTTGCTATGTTCTTTAATATCACCATCGACCATCGTAACATTCATCCATTCCGTTCTCCCTGAATTAGAGTCTCTTTCTGCAAGTTGATGAGCAAGAGAAGAGATTGCTCTCATAGCTTCTTGTCTAGTCATGGTAACGAACAACCCATCAGTATCAGAAACTTCACTCTTGATTTTCGTTATCTTCATTGCAACCCCTTAATTTTTGGCTGGCCCACCTGGATTCGAACCAGGATCGACAGGGTCAAAGCCTGTCCACTTGCCGTTAGTGTATGAGCCAACTTAGTTGGTGGACGAGGCGGGATTCGAACCCGTAACTACCGGTACTCTGCCTAAAATATTGCTTGAGTTACTCGCCCATGTTTTTTGGTGGACCGGAAGGGATTCGAACCCTTGACACAAGAGTGCAAGTCTAGTATTTTCCCAATTAAACTACCAGCCCACATATTCTCTTTACTACTTTGTTGACATCATTTAAAACATCTTTTGCAGGTATTCTTACTAAACTATATTTGGTTCTAATTACACTATCTTTTTCTCTATCAGAATTTTCTCTTCCTTTATGCCAAAACTCTCCATCTACCTCAACTGCTAAAATATCATTAACTAATAGATCAATCCAATAGCTTTTATAATAGACTTCATTATCTACTTTTTTGAAGATTTTAGTAAGTTCATCAAATAACAATTCTTGCGGATAACTCTTTTTTCCTCTGCAAAGATTATTAGGATGTAAATCTGGTCTGTTCTTTAATAACTTTTTTCGTGCTACTGACATGTTATGTTTTGATTCAGCAGAATGTTTCTTACCTACGTTAACTCCTTTAAGACTCTCACTTATTTTTCTTTTATGATCTTCGGATAATCTCTTTCCTTTGTGCTTTTCGCTTATCTTTTTTCTATGTGAATCAGTGAATATTCTATTCTCGTTTGAATGTCTGTTTAAGCAGTATATATCACAATACTTTGCGCCTTTTCTTTTTCCTACTAACTCTTTGTCACAATGTTTACAGTTCATTACTTATCTCCTCTAGAATAAATATCATTGAAGATAAGTAAACACCCCTTACACTTTAACTAAGTGACCACCTCATGCAGTCCCATCCCCCACGTCGTCTTTGTTAAACCAATCTAAACATGTCTTAGCATATTCTAATAGCTTGATTAAATCTTCCGGCTTATCCATTGCCCAACGTTCTGTTTCAATTACAAAATAAGGTCCTCCACCTCCATCAATCATGCTTATCTTGATATCACTACCTAGATCACTTGGTGCACAACAATCTGAATTTTGTGAAAAAAGTAATGAAGCTTCTCTTAATTGTATTTCCAATGAATCTGCCATATTATTCTCGTTTTAATGGTGGCTAGGGCAGGATTTGAACCCGCTCTTTATGATCTTCAGTCATAAGTGCAACCTGATACACCACCTAGCCACAATTTTTGGCTCGCCCCCGAGGAATCGAACCTCGCCGCTGAGTTTTGGAGACTCTGCCGCCTGCCTTGGAACATTGGGACGAACTATTCCTTTTCCATCAATTGCTTCTCAATAGCTTCACGAGCAGTCTCATACTTTGGCTTACGCTTCATAGGACCTGCAGAGCTTTGCCTAGAATTCTTTGCAGCCATGTTTCGATATTTACTTCTAACTGTTCGTGACATTGTTTACCATCCTTTGTGAACTCCGTATACCAAAAATGCTCCAGCAATTATTGAAATAAGAGTGCTCCAATTTGTATCATCTTTGCCCCAATATTGGGGCTCGGACACGATCGATACTGCTGTCATAACTAATCTGAGAAGAACAATAGCCATATAGATAACATAACAGTAGCTAGTGATAATCATTTGAAACTCCTTATATCGGTATCGTATTCAAAACAATTTCATCATCAAACTTCTCAGCTTCATCTAAAGCTTCTAGAGTATCTGATGGAGTGAATACTGCACGAATCCAAACCTTGTTTCCTTTGTCGTCATCAATCAAGTGTGAACCTGGATGACCATGAGTGGTGGAGCTATACAAGATTATACTTCCGCTATGCAAGATTATACTTCCCTTGAGTTTACTCATCATAATCTCCTAAGATTTTTTTGGTCGGAGTGGAGGGATTCGAACCCCCGGTGTCCTGGCCCCAAACCAGGTGACTTAGCCGAGCTAGCCTACACTCCGATTTAATTTTTTTGGCAGAGCCGACGAGACTTGAACTCGCACCCTCTAGATTGACAATCTAGTGATCTGACCAATTGATCTACGGCCCTACATTTCCTAACTTCCCATTGACAATTCGTAAACCGGAACTTCAACACCTTCGTCAATTATTGCACCGGCTGTCTTACAAACTCCCTCAAGAAACTGGTGATTATAGTCTCCTGTTGTTATAATTATCCTGTTAGCGATAACTGCTAATGTAAGCCAGGTTGGGTTTTCCAAAATATCTGAAATATAGTCTTCACCAACATCAAAAAAATCATCTGCATTTTCTTGAATAACTGCTAGTCCCTTAATTGCAACTTTGTCAAGGTTGTCAACTGGAAATCCAGCTGGACTAGTTGTATAAGCCGAATAGAAAACTTCCAATTTCTCATCTTCTGGCAATTGATCTGATATCTTTTGATGCATTGAAGCCATTGCTACAGCATATGGATCTAAATCTTCATTAACAGAATCACTTGCTTCTATTCCCAGATCATTCATCAGAGAATCCAGTTCGTCAGTAAGATGCTTCATCTGAGAAACAATTCCCTTGACTCGATTAACCGTTTGGGTATTCATCTTCCCTCCTAGCTAACCGTCACATACTTGCAAGCAGTGACAAGTAAGTTGTCATAGTCACCAGCCATCGACTCTTCAGTATACTTATCAGCCGCATCCCCATGCCCAGCTCGCTTGAGTGCCTTAGAAACCTTTCCCAAAATAGCGAAAGCATTTCCGTCTGAACCCACCAACTTGACCTTAACATCTGGATACAAAGGCATTGTTAATTCCTCCTGTGTGGTAGTAAATTATTGTGTAACTTTGTGAACAGTTTATTGAATTCATCGTTCTTTAAGTTTAATTCAGCTAGCTTCGCATACAACTCCCTTCGTCTAAACAATGATGGAATTAGTTTCTCTATCACTTCGTCAATCTTGAATGTGTCTTTGATTTTTGGCATATCTAATCTCTAGTAAGTTGAGCAGGAGTTAGAGTTATTGCCGTAACTCTAACCCCATACCCAATCGGTAGAAGTTATTTAAAGCCGGCAAGCCCTATCATTCTACCTAGTGATCGCGTAACCTCATGAGGGGATCGAACCCTTATCTCCGCATTTATATGCGGTGTCTTCCCTAATTAGACGATCAGAGGTGCGACCAATTCCTTTTTCCTTATAAGCTAATATAATCAATTCTAAGTGATAGTAAACAAAAGTTCAAAATAAAGATCAACAAAACAGGATTCGAACCTGCATTTCTTCTCAGCGCTCTCCCTCGTGAGCTACTACGCGTCAGCTGGAGTCGAACCAGCCCTCCTCAAGCAAAGTGTCTTTCCATTAGACGATTTGTTGATCTGTAAATATGGAGCCGGCGGAGGGAATCGAACCCACATCGACGCCTTACAAGGGCGTTGCTAGAGCCAGTCTCAGCTACGCCGGCACAAAGTTGGTGGACCCGGAGAGAATTGAACTCTCAACCTTCTGGGTGCAAGCCAGACGCTCTCCCATACCTTGGAGCTACGGGGCCACATTATTCAAATATACCATTCTCCATCAATCAATCCAACATCTCCTGCAACTCTTGCTAATTCTTGAAGTGCACCGTCAATACCTCTATAGCTTTTTATGATTCGTTCTGCTTCGGCTAACTCTGCTTCTAGAATTTCAATCTTTGTATCTTTTCTGCGTAACTTTGCTTCTGCTCTCTTGATCTTCTTTGACAATTCTTCATCAGCATCGAATTCGACAACAACCTTTTCCTTAGCCATTTTTAGCCCCATCATTCAAATACATACATTCCTCTGTTATGCTTCTCACAATCTGCGATCTTCTGAAGAGTTGATTCGTAGTCTGTCCTCTGTTCGGTGCAAATCACAGGATCTTGAGTCTCATCGAAAGGACGACCAACTGTGATGACTAGTGCTTGATCTGTGATATGCTCGAAGATTTCAACAGTCCTCTGCCTCCACTCGTTCTGGAATGTGCCCAGGAACTTACCACGTTGCCCTAGCCGCAGATCAGCAGTCGTAATTGTCATCCGTCATTCCCTTTCAGATAGCCTTTGATGTAACTGATGAGTAGATGATTCAGCATCTCGTAGTTCGGCTCACTTTGTAGGGTTGAGGGCATGAGGTCAAGCTTTTCAAACAGTTCATCTGCAATATCCATAATCGAACCGTTAGAATGCTCTCCTCTACGAATTGCTAGAAGCTCTTTTCGATCATGCTCTCTGTTGACAATTGGCTCTCCTGTTTGAAGAATGCTGATTCCTGTCCTCAAGAGTCTGATGAGGTGCATTGCATTCTTGTAGTTTAGCTCCGGAGCTCCAGGTTGGAGAGCTGATCTATGAAACTTCTTCATTTGACTGATTGCATATCCACCAAATGTCTTCCTTGCTAGCTGAGAGACGAATAGTCGTCTGTGTTGTCTCAGATCCTTTCCGATACCACTCATTTCTAGAACGTGTTCGTCATTGACAAACAAGAGTTCAATGATATTTGGGTTGCACTTCATTGCTAGACTGAAGAACTTGCGAATATCATAGATGACTGTGTCATTGACCTTATCTTCATACTGCTCGAATTTACCAAGACCATAAATGGCTTCCTCTGTTGGAATACAGATGCCTCGAGTGTCCACATCAGAAGTCTCTGTATTCAGACCGTAAGCGTGAGAACCTGCTCTCACCAGATAGATTGTCCGTGCTTCAACTTCTTCTCTGGTCATATATCTCTGCCTTTTTTTTAATCCTGGGAAGGGTCAGAATTCCACTGACTTCAGGAGCTACCCTGATGATCATAACCTGATATTATCTGGAGCTTATCCCATTTTTTTCTCAGGTCAGGTGGTCCATTCTCGTGACCACTCCTTCCCACATTTTTTGGCTCCGGCGGTAGGGATCGAACCTACTTATACCTTGTAAGGGCCTCTTGGTTAACAGCCAAGCGCTCTGCCAATTGAGCTACACCGGAACATATTTGAATTCGATTCGATGGTGAATCAAATTAACCCAAGACTCTTTGCGAAAGCAGTTACATGAGGAAGTCTCTGTCTCAACCTCCAAACTCTAGTAACATAGACTGCTGCCCAATAACGTTTGTGATACATTTTCTCTCCCCACCTGGGAGGCCAAGGACCGGTCACCCTAGCTTTCGCCAAGGACCACTGCCCTCGACCCCCCTGATATTGCTTTAGTATTTTACTCTTGTTTCATAATTTACCAGCTTCTAGCGGCCCCTGTTCACTTGGTGATGAACCCTGGCTGCTTAACCAGGTTGCCGCGGGCTATCTTAGCAGGGTGGCTCCATCTCCGTTTCTTCCTTTTTTTAACTGGAAATTGAAGTGAGCAATTCATGAACCATAAAGCATTGCTCTTCCTTATCTTGCCTTGATTCCCAATCACCAAATGCTCTCCAAGCAGCATCCTTGTTGTCGGCCCCAACCTCGAAAAGATCTCAAATGACCTCATCCATTCAAATACCAGAATTTGAAGTTCAATGTCTCTCTCCGTTAGAGGCTTGATTCCTATTTCCTTTTCCTTACATCTATAATATAATCAATTCTAAGTGATAGTAAACATTTTCTTCAAAAATGTGTTAAAATATTTAGTTGTCAATGAGCGTACTTTAAGTTGTTGTTAATAAACAACTTACATGATATATAACACTTTGTTATATAACTAAGTTCCATATCTCCATACATTTAATGAAATGATGAAGTTAGGAATATTCACAAGGTCATGTTGAAACCTTTGTTATACTACTTGATATTACTTGATAAAAAGTAATAAGGCCCTCTAAATCTAGTTTAGAGGGCCTTGTGATCTAGTTTCTGTATACTGCTAGAATCGCAAGCCCTCCAACCATCCGTTACTTGAAAATACTGAATGACCGGCAAGGACATTTCTCAATGCTTCGATATTTGTATCGTAATATCTAATTCTGTCCTTGCTTTCGTCGCCAGTCCAATCCGTTGACCTGTTTTGTGCTGCAGATCGCTTGGACTTGTTTTGACTCTCAATATACTCTTGAAGAGTCTGAACTGCGTTAACAACTTCATTTGTTAGATGTGGATTAGGCATAATCAACTTCCTCCTTGTAGATTAAATATAAACTTCGTTTGGTTTTTTTACCGCAACTTCAATACTTTAAATGTTGGCAACTTCATCATCAGTAAACTCTTCTATGCTCTCTTCCTCCTCTCTTTTACTTGGGTCTTGTTCGACATACAGATCGGTCCTTATCATCTGTTCTATCTTACTTTTAAGCTCAGGATTGCTTCTTATAAACTCTACAAATTCTTTTCCCTTATACTCATGTGCTTCATCTGACCCATCTAACTTCAATTTAAAGTTTCTTGTTCCACTGACTGAAGTTATGAATTTCTTTGTTTTCAAGTACTCTTCCCAAGACTCTTCTTGAACAAGACCTCTATCAAAATATACTTTAAGCATTGCTTCTCTAAACGGTGGACCAAACCTAGTCTTAATCACTTTTGCTTTTGTTGTAATTCCTATGACATCTTTCGCAACAGTGATTTTTCCAGCAGTGTACAACCTAATTCTGACGTCAGCAAAAAATGGGATTGCATTTCCACCAGGAGTAGTATATGGGTCACCAAAGACAACTCCTATTTTTGATCTCAACTGGTTTAGGAATATTAGGGCAATTCTTTCATGTCCTAGCAATCTCTTAATCTTTCGCATTCCTTGTCCAATAGTCCTTGCTACAAGAGCCACATTTGCTTGCCCAACATCTTCTTCCATTTCTTTCTTTGTGCTTGTTGCTGCAACACTGTCCCATACTATAGTTACAAGTCTACCTTTGTCAGATTTTCTTGTAGTTCTTATTATAGTTTCAATAGACTTGAACACATCTTCTACAGTGTCAGGAACAGAATACACCAAGTTCTCTTCAGGCTTCAAACCCAACATCTTCATGAACTCTTCATTGGCTGAATTTTCAGTATCTAGTAATACCGAAACACCACCTTTTTCTGCACAGTTCTTCAATATAGTGTAGCCAAGAAGAGACTTACCAGTACTTGAATCACCATGAAGCTCTGTTAATCTCCCTACTGGTATACCGCCGTCAGAATTAGGGTTGTTTGAAATACACATATCCAATACAGTGTTGCCAGTACTTATCCACTCTTTTACATCTGATGGAGAATCATCTCTACCTAGTATAAAAGATGAACCACCAACATCGCTCTTTAGTGCATCAATCAACATGTCATTGAACAATGATGGTTTGTTATCTGTACTACCTTTGTCGTCGGATATTACTACACTTCTTTTCGCCATTGATTATTCGTCACTTTCTCTTTCATTCATAGCTTTACTGAATTTGTCTGCCAAATTCTCCAAATTATCACTCGAATCACTTTCTTCACCTGAGGCTTCTTTGTCGTTTGAATAATCCTTCTCAGTCCCTGTACTAGCTTCTTCAGTACTCGAAGTAGTCGTATTGGGAGCTGAGCCTTGTGCATACTTGTCAACAGCTTCTGAAATCTCTTCATGTGTCTTTGGTTCGTAAATATCTGTAACATTCGGGCATGAATCCAAGATTGCTGCAACATCATCTTTATTAGCCAACTTCGTAATCGAGTAAGACAAGCCCTTCTTAACAGGATCAATATCGATAGTGTTAAACGACTTCTTAGACTTAGCTTTAGAAATTACAGAGATTCTAAATTCAGGACTCTTCTCAGGATCAGTTATATCAATTCCTTCTTCAGCAAATTCAACGATACAACTCAAAAGCTTCCTGTGAACTGTTGGACTAAAGCCCCAAAGCCTAGTCTTCTTCTGTTCCTCCTCCATTACAACGACAGGTACAAATATTCTTACATTAGGCATAAGAATATCAAGTGGCTTCCTATCCTTCTCGATCCTAGTTTCCTTATACTTCTCTAATACTGTCCAACCAAATTCACAAGCAGGACATGGTTCATTATGCATCTTTCTTGGGCAAAGTGCAGACTGAAGCCCAGGCAAACCATAATGGAAATATAGTTCAGTGAATGGATCTTCAAGATTGAACTTATTCGATACAATCTTTACGACTGTACTAATCTCATCATTAGCAGGATTAAGCCTTAGAAGGTTGTCACCAAACTGGTTTTTTCCACCTCCTGTTGCACTTTGTGGATTATCGTACTTATCTAAAGCAGCTTTGATCTTATCCAAATTCAAATTCATTTTTTCTTCTCCTTTTTACTCCTTGATAGTTTTTTTACCTCTCGAAATATTATAATCACTTATGTTCCTCAATTAAACTCCTGCTTTTATTACCTTATAAGCTGTTGACACTAGCTTGATTTGCTCTCTCCTCCCTTCTGTAAAGATTTCACCCCAATTCATCCATCTTACTGCACCGGTTTCTTCACCAAATTTAGCAAATTTCTTCTTACTCTTAACAGTCACGGCAAATAAATGAAAAGCGCCATTCCAAAAACTGCCAAGAGAAAACAACTGATCTATGTTACTACGTAATAAGCCAAGCTCTTCTTTGCCCTCCCTAAGAGCTGCCTTGATGATAGCCTCACCTTCATCAATCTCTCCTTTAGCTATCTGCCATTGCGCACCACCATACTTTGGATCTGAAGGTTTCATGAACAACATTTCTAGCTTTTTATCTTTTATGAAGAATGGGATGACTCCTGCTCTTATGATCTTTTTCTTTTTTGTTTCTTGTAGCTTCATCGTATGAACTCGTCAATTGTTGCGTTTTTGTCATCTAAATAAAAGGTAGCATAGATCTTTGGTGACAACTCCTCTGATGAACTTACTCCTTGATTAGTTGCTTCGCGTTCAGCTATAACTTCAGTGTTTTTGTTAACTGCGTCAAATTCTAATCCAAGATTTTTACACCAATCAACTGCTTCTTCTAAATACTTACCGCTTCTACAAGTCCAAAGAATTATTTGCCAATTATTAGCTTTATACTCTTTAACTCGATCTATGACTTCCTTCTTTGGTTTACCAATTGTAGGCCACTGCCCTGAGCCATATGTTGCTAATGTTCCATCAAAATCAACTGCTAACACTCTAACTTTTCCCATTGTTTTTCCTGTCTCTTTTAAATATTGTTTTAAAGAAATTTATGACTCTATCATCAACAGCACTATCCCACTCTGTTTTACCATACACTTTTTCACCCAATTGCCAGAAATACCAAGAGACTCCACCAATAGGTAACCATAAATAGGGATGAAAAAAATACAATACAGCAAAAACTTGCAAGGGATAGAAAGCAGCTACTTTTATAGCATGCCATTTATCTCTGAATATTAAATATTTACCCTGTCTATAGTCTGGATCAGAATAAGTATGATCTCTTCCTGCATCGAACAAATTCTTAGAAAAAATTATAGCTACTAGTATAATCTGAATAATCAATTCATTCAATAGATCTCTCCTATACGTATTTAACGAACTTACTCCACTCTTCTCTTTCCTTCACTGTTCTTGTTCTACCAAACTTAGTTGAAATCCAAGTTGGCTTCTTTGGTGTGCTAAGCAATTTCATCTTAGCATCTCCCAGAGTTTTGTCAGCCTTCTTGTCATTGCACTTCTTGCAACAAAGAACAGTGTTGTCCCAAGTGTTCTTTCCACCTCTAGACTTAGGAGTAATATGGTCGATAGTTGCTTGAGTCTTAGTTAGGTTAGCTCCGCAGTATTGACACTGGCCACTATCTCTTTCATACAGAGAAGTTCTTGAAAATCTGATCTCGTACTTTGGAACCCCGTCATACCCATTCAGAGAGATGACGCAAGGCTTGAAGTGTCTGTACTTTGCGGAGCTAAGAATATTGAACTTTGCAGTATCTAGAAATTCAGAGACAAGAACCCAGTTGTCATAGTCCAATGTTTCAAACTCTTCAGCTACAACTTCTCCATGCAGATTTTCGATTTGAGAAGTTGAAATCACTTTTGCTGCACCAACAAAAACTAAACCTATAGCATCACGCACACTTGTTATGTGAATTGGGATCCAGTATTTATTCAGAACTAGTACATTGTGCCTCAGTAGATTTGCCATTACTCACTTCCTCGCGAAAAAGAACCGTTGCCAACCCTAAAGTGTGTGCTCCCCTCCCATCAAAATACCATTCGATTTTATCAGAAACTTGATTTTCAATATATTCTAAATCAAACTCGGGTTTCAAAGACTTTGCAATTAACTCAAAAGATCTTTGTGATTGATAATTTGTATAAGCTGAATACGACAACACTTCTTTAGTTGCTTTCTCTTCTGGTATTGTTAACACAATATCATGAATCATGAATGTTGTATTAGGTCCACAAACTCTTTCTGATCCAGCTGAAAAAACTAGTGCAGCTGCTGACTTGCAAGTTCCCATCGCCATAGTAACTACATTGATTTCCCGGTCTTTCAAATCACACAAATAGTCATACAAGAAAAATGCTGGTTCTATTTCTCCTCCCTCAGAATCTATGATAACCATAATATGTTCAACAACATCCTCAGAGTTATTGATCAACTCTTCTATTTTCATAAAAGCCTTCAACATGACTTTACAAGTTATAGATTTATCAATAACTACCAAATCTTTAGAACCGCATGTAATAGAACTATATATCATGCTGTTTTCCTTTCTACTACAGCAACAAACATAGCAATACCAGCTATAGGAATTATCAACCACAATATATCATACCACCTAACAAATTTTGCTTCATTAGGCGTTAAAAACTCGCTAGCAAATCCTCTACCTAATCTTTCTAAAAACCTTTTCATTTCATTGCTCCTTTCAAACTAGTATAATCAATTTATGCGATTATATAAACTCATAATGTGTTAATTGTTTTCTAGTTCTAGGCATTGCTTCTTCTAGCATATATTTCTCAAATTGACTTCTCTGAGAGTTTGATTCCAAAGAATTATACAAATTATATAGCGTCCACATCATCTTGTTGCTTTCGTGTGGCTTGCATAGTTGAGTACAGTTTTTAAACTTTTCTTCTTCAATTCTATACATTACTGATTGCCTGGTTTCTACATCTTCCCAAATCTCTTTGAATGACTTGTCATTGATATTACCATAAGAGTATTCTTTGTATCCCCTGAGATTCGTACAAACATAGACTTCACCATCAGCACCGATACAGGGTTGAAGTTGTGAACTCAGGCATTTCTTATAAGTTCGTCCAAAATCATTACCGTTCTTTAAGTCTTCTAGCTTATAGTCATTGATCTGATACTTATCACCTAGAATAACTTTAACTTCTTCTAACAGAAGCATCACTCTATTTTCCCAAAACTCTAGTCCTCTTTGTACTCCATCTTCTCTTTCTAGGTTTACAATCTCTGGTTTGAATTGACAGTAGTCTACACTATATTCTGAAAATACTTTTGCAAAGTCTATAATCTCTGTAAAGTTATCTGGAGTAATGACGAAACCAACACCTATAGTTGGTAACGTTAATTTTCTTGGCATAGCAGCATAAGCTCTATCTATCTTTACATTTCCTCTCAATTTTAACAGATTCCTCAAATTATGTAACATTACACTCCAGTCACTCTTGTTTTTAACTGTCCTTCTAATAGAGTTATACGTTTCAGAGACTCCAGCATCTACTGAAACTCTTATCCAAGACATATACTGAAGCATAGTTTCGTACAAATTATGTTTTTCTAACAGTGTCCCATTCGTAAACATCCCCATCTTAACATTTCTTCTACCTAAATATTCTATTGTGTCCTTCAATCCGGGATTAATTGTTGGTTCTCCACCTCCTGTCCAATTGACAGCTCTTACTTCCATGTCAGCCAAGTCTTTACATAGCATCATAAGAGTTTCTTTTGGCATTATAGACTTATCATAAGTTCTCAATCCTTTAGATTCGGGTAAGTGAATATACGAACTGATGCAGAAATGACATCCGTGATTGCATGCATTTGAAGGATCCACTTCTACTAGAACTGGTGGTGGATTGTCTCCTTTGACTAACTCTAAAGCTCTATCAACATTTGCTATTACTTTGCTCTGTGGTGCAAATATCTTGCTCAACCTATGTTTCCCCTTTCTACAGCAAACAGATACAATGCTTTAAGATCGTAATCGCCTGCCACAACTTGCAAAATATCAGATTAGATTTCTAAATTTCTACATAAATAGTAATGATGCTTAGCCTTTCCTCCACTTACAGTTGGATTTATAAAAGTAGTATGCAATTCAATATCTAAATAAAGCTGTGTAAGAAATATCTTAAAGTGATCCTCTAAAAACAAATCAGGATATACAAAAGCATGTTGATGACTTTTATATCCAACTTGTGTTTCATAATCAGGGATTGTTATATGAATCATTCCCTTTATTACGTATTGAAAATGTAACAATAAACTTCACTTAGAAAATGTCCTTTCTAATATAGATCTTGCAAGTTTTCTGATGTATGCTTCATTTTTTATGGGCTTAATAAATCTTTGATATTTCTTAAATAGTGACATTGCATCTTTATTACTTAACTTAACTGGCATTAATGATTTGAATAATTCATAATCACTATTTCCAATAGCATCTCTTACTTTTGTTGAACTGACAGAATCAGGATCTCTCTTTAACACGTTGATTTTTATTTTTATATCATCATGGTCAAAATACTTGAACATGTCTAAGAATTTTGGTTTTCTATCTGTACCACAATATGCATTGATCAAACCCACATTATTCAAGTCAGCATGTGAATCAATCAGTGCTGGTAGAAATCCACTTTTAGCAGCATAGATCTGAACTCTTTTGTCATTAACAAATTTTTCAAGAACATTTGCTCTAAGTTGATGAGGTATTGGATTTCTTTTGTCTGTGCCCTGTCCAGCTACAAATACATAGACACGATCATTTTCTTTTAAAGCTCTTTCTATAAGTTCAATATGCATTTTTTGTGGAGGTTGGAACCTACCAAGTATTATACCAATCTTAGTTCGTTTAGCAGCTTCAGTTAAATATCTCTCTTTGATTATGTTTCTAACTCTATTAATTATACTATCATAGTCTTCATTCATCTTTTTCATATTGTCTCTACCAAAATATATTCTTAGCAATTGGACAGCTAGCCCTTCGGGTGTTTTGGCAGTTGCATTCTGTACTTTCTTTAGCATTGCTTTCAATTCGTCTTCTACTGTAATGAAAGTCTCATATGTTTTTCTAATTTGAACTGGACTATATTGTACAACTCTTTGGAATGTGCCCTTTTGCACTTTCAATGTTTGTTTCTTACCAACTGTTTCAAACTCTCTTCTCAAGCTATTCAGATCAGTCAATGCTTTCTTGACAGCTTTTAGAAACAAGCTCTTTGTTTGATTAGCTCTATTGAATTTGAATTTCTTGTCTCTTAAGAAAAATAGTAGTTTCTCATTAGCAGGCTGTCCTGGATATTTCTTTCTTATATATGAAGCTACACCTGCAACTTTCAATTGCTTTACACCAAATGCTTTATCACCTATATCGTCTTTGAAAACTTGCATTATACCGGGAACAAACTTACCAGCAGGCCCAGCTCCTCTCATTGCCATTTCTCTGTAATGCCAAAGAAACTTATTGATCTCTGGAAATACAGACACAACTTTAGTTAGATCACCTGAATCTAAATCTTTAATGACTATCCCTTCAGGCCAACTACCTGAGACGTTGTTACCTTGATCATCAAATACTGGAGGAGGAGCTACTTTAGATGCAGGAATCTTATTTAGTATCTGGTCAATCAACTTATCTTTTATAGAAAGCTGTTGTGTTTTTATCTCTTTAGCTAGTCTAGCTTTCTCTTTTGCAATCCTATCTTTATCTTTTCCTACTGATCTAGTTCCTAGTACTTCAAAGTTTGACATGTTTTTAAATACATCATTTGGTTCTGATAGAAACTCTTCTAGTCTATCAATATCAGCATTTATAGACAACTGGTATTTCTTAGTTGGTATAACTTCTTTACCGCCGAATACATAACGCACTTCTTGTGTTTGCTTTCCGATCTTGCCAGTTTTAGGATTGAAGAAATACAGATCTATCTTAGCTTTTGCAGCCCTAAGAGCTTTCACTAATTTGTTGTATTTTACATCATGAACAATAATCATGTTGTCACCATACTCTATTGAATTGGGTATAGTTTCAAACATGATTTCAGAATCTGTCCATTCACCAGGCTGCATCAAAGATTCTATTTCTTTCTTCTTTGTCAACATTGCAGCAACTGCAGATCGTATGGCATTAAACATTGGCTTTTTAGGCCAGTCATTTGGACTTCTTCTTCTTTCAGCTTGTCCTTTTACAGCTCTATCAAAATACAAGTTTCCTTCTTCATCAACCCCAAATCCTAGATTAGCACTCCCATCCCATTTTGTAGATAGCTCAATAGACGCATCTTTGTTTTGCATACGTCTTGCCAAATCCATAAACTTACTGATCTCAAGATCATCAATGTGTGTAATACCTTCATACAATTTCATCTATATTCTCCAGATATCCAATTGTCTATATAAATATACAGTTTTTACTATATTATTCCAACTTTCTTACATTCAGACAATAGATACTGTGCTCTAGCTTTTGTAGTATGATGAGTCTTTAAGTGTTGATAGCCTGCTTTTGCTATCTTTTTTATATATATTTCATGTTGTATGCAACTTGCATTGTCTATATAGAAACCGATTTTGTCTACTAGCTCTTCATGGGTCTCGAATTCTATAAGATGCTCTCCATCAATAAAAGGGAAGGGCATATCTATCAAATTTTTCCTAGTAAATAGACAACAGCAATTTGCTAATGATTCCCAATATCTGCCAGAATTACATTCGTAAGCTCCATGAGCGTCAACAGACATTTTTGATAAAGCCAATGCATCATAATAATTACTGTGATCTCTATTCCCTGTGTCTATACTAGAAAGGGGAGCACCACCAAACACTGCACCAATTATAGAATCTTTTAAATTAGCTTCTGACAGTGCTTTTTCTATTTCAGTTCTCCAGGGCTTTGTAGCATCATGTGGTCCGAACATACAAGATACTGTATACTTCTTATCATGCCAGTTCTTGTATCTGAAATATCTTTTTTCAGCTGCAAATGGGAAGGGTTTAACGTTTGGGTGAATAACCATCCCTTCTTTTCTTAGTTCTCTCTTGAAATATAAAGCAAAATCATGTGGATTCTTCTTGTATTGAAATACATCTTCTCCATCTATATATACAAACTTAGATTTATCCAAGTCTTCTAATATGCTTTCTTTGACATCGTTATTTGACGTTATTATAACTAAGTCAGCTTTGTCTTTAGCAAATTGTTTAGCACTATAGAGATCTAATACAGCTTGCTCTCCTTTGAAACCACTAGCTCCATAATTTGAAGACTCTGTGCAATACAATTCTTCTACTTCTCCTGAAATTTCTAAATCATTTAAGCCTTCAATAAGAGTTGCTGCACAAAAATCATAATGAGGTGTCTGAACTACAAGTATTTTCATATAAATACCTTTCCAAATCTATAGCCAGTATGAAAATCAATTCCTAGAGGACCAAAAAATATGCAATAATGAAATCCATCATAATATGTTGAAATACAACGTGGATCATTCCAGTCTCTTATATCTAATTCAATATATAATCTACCATATCTCCAAACTTCTTTATCAAAAAGAATCATATCAAAGGCTTGTGGTCTGCTTCAGTAGAAATTTTTGGTTGTGTTTCAATAGAACTACTACTAACACTCTTAACAGCTATCAATTCATTACGCATTATATCTTTGTCATTCCATTTATATCTTCTAAAACTACTACTCTTCAATTTGAAATTGCAAGTTACAATTCGTTGATCATAATACAAGTTGTCTTCATTCTGAAAGTAATGATACCAGTCTTCAGATAATCTAGTAACATGAGTTGGATCTCTATAATAGCCTTGATCTGAATAAGGAATCTCCATATGGAACTCACCTTCGTCTTTTAATATTCTATATATGTCATTCATTAGAAAGATTAATGGAAATTTCTTAACCAGCTCATCACCATCGAGCATACAAACTTGCTTTGGTATGTGCTCTAACACGTCATAAGCACCTACAAGATCAACACTACTATCTTCTAAAGGTATTTTTTCAAATCCCATTTCAGTAACATAATCAACAACATTGCCTTTTACAGAATCGACTCCAATATTTTTCCAACCTGTCATGTCTCTTCTGTTGTCTCCGCACCCTAATTCAACATGAATCTTTTCACTCATCATCGTCAATCACCTCCATACTTTTCATATTAGGCCACTCTTCATCCATCGTAACTACATCTCTTGTTTCGCCAATGAATACAGCATCTCCTTCAAGATCTGACCAGTCCATGTTATTTTTAACCCAATCTAGAAGTTCATCATCTGATTCCATAGTATACTTGTGTTCTATTTTGTATGATTCATTATAACTTTTGTTTAATCTTGTGCTATCATATTCAGCATAATACATCGCTCTATTGTTTGCAATAATATAAGCAGGAATACGATATACACCGAATTGTTCTGATATTACTTCTAGATATTTCATTATTTATCCTTTGGCGTAAGCCACTGTTTGTACAGTGGATGCTTAGCAATTAAATCATTTTCTTCAATTGGAAGAAGTTCGTTTATAAGTAATTGAACTAAACTCTTTAAAGAACTAAAACTACAATCTATAGGAATCTTAATATTATAGTATTTGAATTCTTCTACTTCACCAGGGACTACTGATTGATTGCCTAGTTTAAAATTACGAGTTGCTGCAAGTAATGCATTTATTTCTTCATCAGAAAGTAGCTGATGCTTTTCTGAAGTTATATCATCTGCTACTTTCATAGATATTCCTTCTGGATTGCTCATATATTTCTCCCTATAAAAAAATGGAATAGGCATTTTTTTACCTATTCCATTATAATAAATCTTCAGACTTTTTTATACTAACTAACTGTAATTCTCAATCTCTTCAACCAATCCACCAACACCCTTCTCAACTCCCTTGATAACATCCAAGAACCTTGTGTTCCAGCCGGCAAAGAGTGAGACATTCTTTGAATTGATCGGCTCAACTGATGTTCCATATCCAGCTAGATCAATTGAATGGAACCAAGCATCTGGGTTAACCTTGGTGCGATATGTATCCCACTTGTCAGATACACTTCGTGAACCAGAACGAAGTCCATATCCACTAGAATTGTAACACTGCATGTCTGAAAGTAAGATGATTCTGTCAACTTTTACCTTTGACTTAGTCAAATGATCAAAGCACAACCAAGCATTAGTTGAGTGACCAACATCTGTATTAACCATTGCTTCAATAAACTTCATTGGAGTCAAACCTTCAGAATCAACAGCAGCAATTGACTCACCAAAGATTGCACCAACATTCTCAGGATTCAGAGAGTCAGTCAATGCATGAAGAACCATTGCTACGTTCATATGCGTAATGCTTGACTTACTTGAAATTGAGCTATCCATTGAAGCTGAGTGATCAGAGAAGATCGCTGTTACACCAGGCAACTGATCGACGTTCTGAACAGAAAGTGCCATTGCCTTATCAACAGCTCTCATTAGCTTCTTTATCTTAGTCTTCTCCTCAGGAGCTGTGAACACCTTTTCATCTCTATTTTCTCTATTTCCCCAGTAGTCACGAGCAAACATACTTTTGCCTGTAAGCTTTTCAAGCTCACGATAAGCAGAGAAGTAACGGAATGGAAGCTGCTTGTTCTTTGCAACAGCCTTAGGGTCTGTCAACTTCTTGCAAATTTCAGAAATCAATTCATCTGACAACCCTTCCTGAATGAAGTTTCTAAGGTTACGTATAATAGCCATATAACCCATAGAAGGAATGATGTCTTCCCAAGCCTTAGCCTTGGACTTACCAGTCTGTCCTGTCTTAGACAACTCAGTTTCCCAAGTCTTAGCAGGATTGAGTTCACTATTCATGAAAGACTTCCACATTGAAGCTTGCTCACCATTAGTTGGCTTTGGGTGACATACATTGAACACATCCCAAAGATTAACTGACTGTCCCTCACCCTTATACTTCATCAACTGGTAAGCGTCAAAGTTTCTCAATGCATCAGAGATACCCTTCTTGATAGAGTTAGGGATAACTGGCTTCTCACCCTTTTCAGTAAAGATGCTATTGATTGCAGCAAGTGTCTCTGCTGGTTCATCAGCTCTCTTTAGAATCTTAGGAGTCCACTGACGAATATAAGGCTTCACTTCAGGAATCATTGAGCCATGAGCTAGAACAAAAGTTGGAGCAGAACGCAAGAACATGATATTACGAGTGTATGCAGCCAACTTAAGAATGAATAGAGGATCTGTCTTTGCAACTTCTCTAAGATCATTCAAGAGCTCAGATGTAGTGTCACCATAGAATGACTTCTCATTAATCATTGAAGTCATCACTCTTGTAGCTAGACGTTCCTTAGCAGGAAGAGTGAAAGCCTTTCCACTTTCAAAGTTTCTTGTTTCCTTGATCTCACTAGCACGTGGATGTGCCTTACGATGATTAATCTTAGGAGTTGCTGTACCTGTGAACTTTCCCATAACGTTTACCTCCTCGAGTATATACTGCGTTGAAGTTTTTGACAAACAAAAATAGACACAGATTTGTTGTAGTGTCCGTGTCTACAATAAATCAGAAGAATAGGTGCCAAGAGTATTTGTCGTCTCTATGTCGAAGTAACTCTTTAGCTTGCTATCTGATATTAAATTATTCAAATTTAAATGAAGAAGAATTGTTGGACAGAGTGTCTTTTCTGAAAGTTTGCTTTGTAGGCAAATTATGAAGTAACTCTAATCCTTGCTTTCTTCATGTTATTCTTATTACAATTGAGAGAATTATCGAATCAGAGGATTTCCTTTTTTTCGCTCAAAAGGATAAAATAGCTTGTTGCGGTTTTGAACTAAGTATTACTTAGTTCGCTGTGACCGAATCATAATGCCGGTCTTAGGTATCAAGTTATCAATTTGATAGAAGTAGCTCTAATCCTTGCTTCTCAATATTATTTTCGTTCAGAGTATTCTGATTAAGTTTAGTTTTATTTCCCTGATGTCCTAGTTACGTCCTCCGCCGCGCTGCCTGGCGCTGCGGCCCTGTCGTCCGCCGCGTCGGGAGTGTGTCTTCTTGATTTTCTCCTTGAGCTGCTTGAGCTGCTTCTCGTTGAGGACTGTCTCGACGGTCTCCATCATCTCAGTTCGGAGGGCCATCATCTCGGTGCGCATGGCCATCATCCTGTCGCGCATGCCTTCCCTGGAGCCGCCGCGCAGCTTCTTCGCCATGTCCTGCTGCTTCCCATAGATCGTCTTCAGCGCGCTGCGGAGCTTGAGAAGCTGGTCGTCGGTCACGTCGATCTTCTCATCGAAGGCAAGGGTGCCCAGGAGCTGCTCGGCCGAAGACCCGCGGCCCATCGTGCTTGCGCTTCCCAGCCTCTGTCCTTGCTGAGGCTGTGCCAGCGCGGGGCCTGCGATGAGAAGGGCCAGTACCAAGATGCATATGGCAGACTGCAGTTTGCGTTCCATCGTGATCCTCCTTGCGGATGATGTTTACTACTCTCATATTATTATTAATCAATGTTACATTAAATTTAAACTATTGTTTTGCTATGTTATTATTGTAATATATAAATATAGTGTCAAATTTAGAGAATTCTACTTTTTTGTTCTTCCTTTTGTCTCTCTATTAGTTTTCCTAGACTCAGCAATCATTGATCTTCTGTTCTTGTTTTTCAATTTTGTGACATTTGGTTTTCTTACACCCTTATCAATCGCAACTTGGTAACTTTCATACAGTGGGTCACTAACATTCATTTTCATAAATGTGCTATAAAGTTGCTTGAATTGCTTATTTGAAACTATAGAAGGAACAATCGGTTTTACTTTCTTCTTTTCTTTTTCTAATTCATCACTCTTCTCTGTAATGCTTTGCAAGTCTATCAACTTATTCATCAATGACAACACCCTCTTTCTTTTCTAGTCTCTTTACTTCTTCAACTGCATCGTTCTTTCTCAGCTCTTCACATTGTTCTAGAGTGATTGAGGAATCAAATATGAATTGGAACTTTTGTTCTTTCAAGAACCCCATAACTCTATTAGGGGGTATGAAATATCCCATCCAGTTAGCAACATCATTGAATCCTTGAAGTTGAACTCTACTCGGAACTCCAATAAATTCATACTTGTCAGACTCTTCACAGTATCTAAACACAGCACCACCTGAATTTCCGAATGAGATCAAAGAAGTACCAAGCCAATATTTCTTGTTTTCAATTTCGTCATCCTGAAAAACAATAGCACCAGGAGTGGAGAATGGAGCATGAAGTAGAGTAGCACCGCAAGCATATATATCATCATATATACAGATTTTACCAACTCTTGTTTCTGGAATCATACAAGCAATATGATCAGCAAGTCTTTCTCTATCTCTTAGTTCCAATAACGCCATATCTTCTTCTGGTTCATAGGCAACAATATCTGCTTCAACAGAGAAACTACCTACGCATTTTGACCAATTGTTATACTTAAAGAATTGTGCTTCTGCTGTTTGTCTAATATCTTTCTTTATCTCTCTACCAAGTCTAGAGTTCCAGACCTTTCCGATATTGATTAGGTCTTCTACAACATGGTGGTTAGTGAGTACAAACGTTCTAACATTCCCTTTTACATCTTTCTTCGAATAAAGGACAGTGCCTGACCCACCTGAGTTGCCAGCACGAACCCTTACAACTGGATAAAGAACTTCTTCATGTAATTTTACAATTCTTGGATCAACATCATCAACAACTTTCTTTGTTTCCCTCTTTGCCATTTAGTCCTCCTTTATCAACCAAATTCGCTGTTTTCGTTAGTTCATTATAATCATGTTCCAAACAAAATTAATCTCATCTTCCCAAATTCTTACAAGTTTATATCCATTTTTTTCTCAACCAAATTCACCATTTAAAAATTTTGGAATTAACTGTCCTTTAGTAGTATTATATTGTTTTAACCATTCTTTCTTCTGCTCATAATCGTGAGAATGTGCTAGCGTAAACTTCTCTGTCCATCTATATCTTGGAGCCCCATCTCTTTGCATAATATGAGCAATAAATCCTGGAGGCGGTTTCAATTTAGTTTTAGTTTCTTGTAATTTACTATCAACTGATCCGTAAAACCATTCTTCCATATTCATAAAACCTAGTTCAGTTCCTTCATACATTGCTTGCAATTTTGGGTTATTCATTCTATGTTCAGCAGGTTCATCTTTCAATGGCAATATTTTCTTAAGCAAATCTCTATCAAATATCATGCAGTCTGTCATAAACAGTTGATGATCTGGAAGAAATCCTGCTGAAAAATTCTTCGGTATATTATCACCAGCACCTTTGAATTCATTCGCTTCCAAGAAATCTTCAATACATGCTATGAATCCCTTCTCTGTAAAAAACCATACGTCGAAGTTAAAGATCATTACTATCGGCCTGTACCCATCCGCAGCAAAACTAAGCCCATGATTGAAACCATCAAGAGCACCATACCCGTAACCCCGATTCTCTGGTACATGAATAAACGTATTTTCTCCAATACCTGACGGTAGTCCATTTGGATCTCCATTGTATACAGTTGTAATCCACAAACGATCACTGAAACTAAAATTGAATCTCAGTATCTCCATATTCAATCTATAGTCTAATACTCGATCGTTCCCTATGAGTACAATGTGAATATCATTCGGGTCAAACATTATGCTTCACATCTTTGTCAAGATCAAGTGTATGCCAAGAAACTACTATCATATTCTCAGGTGTATAATAAGTTCTATTTGATTTCCACTTTAGATTGAATAGTGTTATTGAGGGAGCATACTTTGCTTCATCTTCTCGTTGAGAATAATAATAAGAGTATCTCCAATTGATCTTGGTTACTATACCCATTCTCATCTTACCTTCTCGGTACTTATCGTCTGACGCAACAGCTAACATACAACCAACTTTTATCTCTCTTCCAATACGATCTTCTAATACAGCATCTTTTTCATAGTACATATTTTCCCCTACATTCCGTAGATTAAAAGCTCAATTTCTGATCTTGTTTTCCAGTGCAACTTCATCTTATATTTATTAGCTTCATACCATTCCTTTGTCATAACTCCATTTTTCTGAGCCCTTCCAGCGCCTTTCCAATCACAATACATCTCCTTCATATAATTCCTATCCATTTCTAGTACTTTATCGTCATCTTCATCTTGTGTCAATACCCACCATTGCCAATGATGTGGGTTCCTGTGTTGATGAAATAACCAAGCTCTATCAAATGCATCATTACCTGATTCACCTGGTTTGTAATATCCTGTACTATTTCTACCCTTACTTATATCATCATCTTTCTTTCCATAGAAATAATTTACATATGGAAACCATTCAGTTGGATAGAACTTTGAAATATCATGTGCTATACCACGCCAAATAAGCCCTCTCTTAAAACACTCTATCATAACAAACCATTTGTGTCTTAAGACATATGATAGATATTTGAAATGCTTTTTCATATAATTACACCCTGAGGCTTTACTATCTTCTTCTCAGTTAATCCCGATAGATCACTAAATGTTTGTTCACTCAAACTAATAGACTTACAATTTGGACATATCTGTGCTAACAATGGACCGGCTTCACCTGAAACTGCTAGAACTGCTAGCATAATACCAACAGGCTTAGCATCTGTTTCTTTATTCATCCCATATCCACAACAAGGACATTCCCAAATTGGCTCTTCTACTTCTTTCTCTTCCATGTCTCTTACCCCCATTGGTATTCTTCTGTGTTCAACAAAACTCTAGTTCCATATTTATCTAGTTTTACTGGCATAAGCTTTAGATCTGGATATTCTATTCTCATGCCATTAGCAACTTCTGCCCTTCTATTAGGATGGACATACAATAGTAAGAACCCACCGCCTCCAGCTCCTGTCACCTTTCCAGCAGGCGCACCATTATGCATTGCCACTTCCAGCATTCTGTCAATATTTTCATTTGAAATTTCATTTGCAAATTGCTTCTTAAGTATCCAGTTCTTGTTCATTGCTTTAGAAATTGAATTGAATTTTCTATCAGCAAGATCTATTGCCAATTGTTGTGCTATTCTTACATTATCATGCATACCCTGCAATTTATCAGTATTCATATTTTCAGACTGTTCTGATAAGATGTCTGATGAGTTTCGTGTTATACCAGTATAGTACATCATGATGTGTTCTGATAGATCTCTAAGTTCTTGATCTGAATAATCAAGTTTGGACACACCAACTGCTGTTGGACCATTAAAATTGAATTGCATTATATTTAACCCACCAAATGCTGCAGCAAATTGATCTTGATAGCCCATGGGTTTATTACATCTATCAATTTCTATATAGCAAGCTTGTTCAGCTAGTCTACGCGGCTCAACTGGATTTCCATTCAGTATATGCAATGCATTTAGCAATCCAACTAGAAAACTAGATGATGAACCCAAGCCTGTTCCCTTAGTTGGTATATCTGCAAAGTTGATGATCTCTACACCATAGTTTATATCAAGGAACTTCAAGGTCTCTCTAATAAAGTCATGTTTAATATCACAAACATTATCCACTATTTCATTTTCACTATACTTCAAATAGATTTTGTTGTCATGTCTCTTCTTAACTAAGACATATACGTATTTATCTATCGTCGCATTAATACACCACCCAGAATACTTCTTGTCTATATATGCTGGCAAATCTGATCCGCCACCAGCGAATCCTATTCTAAGCGGGGTCTTTATTACTATCATTATATCTCTCTAACTTTCCTTAAGCTATAATCATCCGGGACTGGATGAATTGATTTATATGTTCTATTTCTTATTGAAGCAAATTGCTGTTTACAGTTCTTGCATATCCAATGTTCCATTACTCCTATTCTTTCTATCTTCCTATCTTCCTATCTATCATTTGAAGTTTGTGTTTACATTCTTCTCTTGACATCATTAATAGTTCTCCTAATTCCCTCTTCAATAGAAACCTTTGGACTCCAATCAAAAGTTCTTCTTGCTTTATTCACATCTGCTAATGTAATCTTAGCTTCATATGGTTTGTCTGGTTCGTATATTGGATGAGGAAGAGGATAAACTTTGGACAATGGAAGTTCTTTGACTATAGCACTTGCTATTATATCGTGTATTTCATTAATTGAATAATTCTCGCCAGTTCCCATATTGAATGTGTCTGTTACATTGAGGTTGATATTTCTAATATTTCTAATATTAGCTAACGGCAAAGCTTTTACAAGTAGATCAATAGCGTCATCTATGTAAATGAAATCTCTTCTCTTGCTTCCATCTCCATAGATTGTTGGAGATTGATTCTTGAGCAACTTAACAGCAATACTTCCGATAACTGGTGGAATATCTCTATCAAGATTCATTGATGGACCATATACATTAAATGGTCTGAACAGTGTTGATCTGACATTGTTTTCTATTGACCAAGCTCTTACAAATTGTGATGCAGTCATCTTGGTGATAGAATATATTCCCATCGGAGTGTGTTGATTTGGAGCATCATCCTCATCAGTTGGATACCAATCTTTACCTGTTAACCCATCATATTCTGCTGATGTATCTGCAAAGACAAAGTGGGAACAGTTAGTGGTTTTAGCAAATTCTAACATTCTCAATGTCCCGTTAACATTTACATCAACTGCTTCTGATGGATTCTCTTGGCACCAGTAAGTCTCACCTCTAGCTGCTAAATGATATACAACATCAAAATCATTCCAAGATGATCCAAACTTTGCCATAGAGCTTAGCTTGTGATCTCTAATATCAGCTATACAATAGTTCCACGCTGAATGCTGTGGTATAAACCTAGATGTGTTATCTTCTGGACCATGAGAAATATATTCAGTTAAATCATCAATATTCTCTTTAAACCCGACTGACAAATCATCTATGCCTCTAACTGTATGACCTAGTTTCAATAGTCTTCTACATAGATGGGAGCCGATGAAACCCGCGCAACCTGTTACAAGCACTTTAGCCATTCTCTATACCCTTTCATGTCGCTCTGTTTGATCCAATTGAAAATATAACCATTTTTTAAACAATACTCTTTCATTGCTAGCATCTTCAAGTCAGCATATCTATCCCACCCTTTAGTTTCTTCTAAAACTAAGATGCCGTTTTTGTATTCAATCAAAAAATCAGGGACAAAATTTCTTCCATTTGGAAGTTTTATCTTTATTTTATGCCTTTTAGTCCAACCAACTACAGTATCATCGTTATCTAATTGTTGCATTTACATAACCAGATGCATTAGGTCTACTTACAAAAGCAATGCACAAGTCAATTATTGTTTTTCTTAATGCACCAACATTAGCACATAAATCATTTAAGTTGATATGACTATCTTTTTCCATTATAAGTCACCGAACAATACTGGGAATTTCTCTTTCAACTCTTCTAACAACGGCGTCATCAAACCAACCATCTGAGGATGAGCAGCCTTGTTACACCTTAGCTTAAAGATATGACGCCATTCTCTTACATTAGCTTTCACTACAATCTCAGCCTTTAGAGAATTTGGAAGAATCGATCTTGCTTGTTGCGGTTTTGAACCAAGTTCTATAAGAGAGTTATAGCGATCTCCTACCCAACACATTTGCTCTTTCCATATTGTTCTCTCAATAGGGCTCCATTCATCCCACCAAACTGGCTTTATAAATTCAAAGCCTTTGTTATTATAATTTACATATCTAGTCGATTCCTGAGCGAATGAGCATAGTCTATGTCTTACAATTTCATGTGCAACACCGCGATCTGTAATGAACTTGACTGCAATATGGCCAAACTCTATCATTGCATCATGACCACGATTTAGCAAACTAGATACTAGCTTTTCAGCAGAATCTTCTGTGATTCTTTCTTCAGATTTATAGCAAGTTCTTGCTGCCAATTCCATATTCTGCAACATGTTTTCATCATGATACAATATCTCATGACTCTGCTCAATAACTTTCATAGCTTCTCCTTACAACTTTTTATAGATGTCTAATTGTTGATTTGCTATATCTTCAGCTTGGCAAGTATTTTTCCAGTTATCCAATGCATTCCTTGATAGATTATAATAATTTATAGTACCATCTATAAACCTTTCCATGATCCTAGCATATTCATTTACATCTTCTGGAGCTACACAAAAACCACAGTTTTTTATTACCTCTACATGTCCATTAAACGGTAAACCATAATGGGACACAATTGGTTTACCATGAGCCATAGCTTCCCACATAACTGCAGGATTGCATTCGCCATCCTTTCTAGAATGTGCTAGAACGTCTATTGTGTTGTAGAATTTTGATAGAAATGTTTCATCTGTAGTTGCTGGTATCATATCAATATTCTTTATGCCTAGTTCTTTTATGCTATTATTCACCATTGGGTTTTGTGGTAACCATAAGAACATTGTGTTTTCATTCTCGATCTTCTTATAAGCCCGAAGATTAGTATCAGAATATGTGTTAGCATCCGGTCGGCCTATATGTCCAAAGACGAATTTATCTTTCAGTTCTGGGAATAGTACTTCATCTGTGTACGGAGCTTCTATGGCATTTCTGACAACCATATACTTCGGATCAAACCTTTGAGCCAAGTGTTGTATATGTTTGCTGACAAAAATGACTTTTGAAATGTCAATTGTGTCGTCTTGATTGCCGAATACTGAAGTGGAGACAAAGTGTTTTGTGTGTACTTTAACGGGAGCAACGAAAGGGAATTCAGGTATTCCAGCTGAGTATCGATGAATGCAAAAAGGCTTGAGCTTCCCAACGATGGCAACAAACTCGGGATAACTTGCGTAGGCAATGAGCTTGTTTTCTCCCATGATTTCTCTGAAGTATTCTTCACGATCTCTTCTCCCTTGTGCTCGATATGCTAGAACATGATTGTAAGTACCTTCTTTTACAAAGTACTTCATCATGATCTGAAGCATCTTCTCCGTACCCCCAAGGCACAATTCGTTTAAGTGGTGTATTATTATTGGTCGCATAAAAATTCTTCATCCTTTCCAACTTCTCTGAGCCAGTAATGCATTGTTCCGCACCTATTTTTGCACCCTTGTTTATTTGAAAATGCTCCATTACCGATATATTCATACCAACCACACTTAGTACACCATCTTATTTTATCATGATTTTTACATGAAAGAATAAATGTTACTGTTTCTGGAAATTTTAATATCTCTTTATTACTCCATATTTCCGTTCTCATAAAATTATCACTCTAGGTTCTTCCTCTCCAGCTACTTCAGTTAATATAAGTTCGTTTGATTTCTCTTCAACATTGTATCCAACTCTTCCTTTGCTTGGACTTTCGAACCATTCAACTCTCATAAATGATTCCGTTGGTGGACCACAAGAGTATACAGTACTGAAACTTATATATTCACATGTTACTTTATTAGCAACTTTTTTTTGCTAAATCTAAATGATCAATTGACAAGCTCATAATCTCTTCTCCATTTAATATATCCTCTTATATTCAATATAATTGCTATTCCACAAACTAACAATAAACCGTAAGTTGAATCAGATACAAACACATAAGCTATCCATAGAACATTACCTATAGCACTTGCTATAAAGCCTAGTTTCTTCTTATCACCAAGAAACTTAACACCTAATAATTCAAATATAGCAGGGATAAATGTTAGCCAGTTAATCATTATGTATATACCTTCTATATCGTCTATATCGTTTCTTTTGTGGACGTACCTCATAAGGATCTGCTAGTTGTTGTATTGGTTGAGGGACAGATACACGAACAGCACTGCAATCATTGTCAACAATTTTTACACGCAAAGCTCCATCATCACTAACATGAACTGCCGATCCCGTTGAAGTATATTGATCCATTATTTTCATTACACTTCCCTATAAGATGTTATTTCAACTAATTTAGTTACAGGTTTAACTTGATGAGTATTATAATCGCCTTCTCTTAGTCCGTGGTAATCTCCGTTAGGTGAGGAGTTGTATGAAACAGTCCAATATGTATTATCAGATTCTCTCAAAAACACTTCTGTGATATAACAACCATGTCGCCATCCATCTTTAGATTCTCTATCTTGTAAAACCAATCCGTCTTCATCTAATAATTCTTCTTGTGTTGGCTCATTCATAACTTATCTCCTCCATTACAATATCGTAATCATCTGGATGCAATTGCTTTTTAGATTTATGTGGCTTTCCATCTCTATCAAACCAAAAATATCTTGGATCTATTAGCCCATCATCTTCAAAATAGTTCGGAGGATAATCACTTTTACGATATCTATTAATATACATCCCTTCTTCTATTTTTGATTCAATCAATCTAGACCAATCTCTTTCCTCCTTAAATTTCAGTTCTGCCCAATGTGTAGGTTTCTCAGAAGAGGAGTATCCATCACATTCCCAATGCCATTCTCTTGGTTCATCAAAACCTGGTCTATCATATATACAAGTGCCTAATCTGAATACTTGATCTTTATGATGAGTGCTAGGATAATACAAGAGTAGTTTTGTATTCATCGGAGCAGATTTTATTTTATGCCATTGCATTCGCAGAATTCCTTTCATAATCATCTATGGAATCTAATAACATTTCTACAGTCCGCCTGGCGAGACCGGTCAGATGAGCTGGACCAATTCCTCCCAGGATTAAACCATCAACTTCCAATGGAGAACTTCTAGATGCTTTGTAGCTTTTGTTTAATTCATCCCAAGTTATTGTCCATTCTCCGTATGTTAGAATTCTATTCATCTTTAGTAACCTTTTCATATACCTTCTCTGCTTCTATCTCATACTGTTTTCGTTCTCTATCCAAACCACGTTGTTGCCTGGACTTAGTTTTAGGGTGCATGCAATGCACACCTTTGAGATGTCGTTCTTTAGAATATCCAACGATTCTTTCGTGAGTTCTCCCGACAAACTTACATTGATCTGTAAAGAGTCTTTGTTGCGAATCTGGGTAATTGATCCATCTGAATCCTGAAATGTTCCAACCATTTTCCTTGGCGTAATTTCCAAGTTCGTTATCGTCCAATCCCTCAATAGTATTGATTCTTGGCACCCAAAGGCATTCCACATCTTCTTTTTCAGCTTGCCAAATATACCAAGAGATTTGGTTCCAGAACAGATGTTCATAGGTTTCGTCTGCATCGATCCATAACCTCCATTTGTGTTTGGCTTGGTCTAGAGCATAGTTCTTTTGGACTTCAAAATCATCTGCCCAGAGTTTATCAATCAAGTTCAAATTATAGAAATCACTAAGGTAAACAAGATGATGCTTAGTACTATCTTTTGAACCACCATCAACCACAACGAATTCTTCTGGTTTGTAAGCTGCTACATTATTACAAGTTGTACGAACACAATCTTCATCATTGTATGTAATCATACATACAGAATACTCTACTTCTGGTCTTTTCTGATTGTCATACATATACTTCCATGTATCATATACTCTATCTGGATCAGCTTCATTATCTGTTTCTATATAGCAAGTATCAAAGAATTCTGATGGTCCATCTGGAATATGGTTCTGAATGAAGAAGTGGTTTTTCAAATATAGACAAACAGTTGGTTTCATATGCCTTGATGCAACTTCCCAAGTCCAAGAGTTAGTTGCTATACAACCATTACATACTTTTAGAAACTCCATTGTGGAAACAATATTAGCTCCCATCATATCATAATACTTGATTCCTTTGTTGTCACACTCTTCTCTTAGTCCCCAGTCTTCATCACCAATTCCAGTGAAAACAGGAATCAGTTCATCATCATGCATTCTTTCTAATACTCTTATCCAATTTTCTCTAGTCCAAAATCTATTCTGTTGAACATCATGCTCAAACCCTTCAGCGTTGCCAGATTTTGTTAGAGGCTGGATTGCTATAGCATTCTTATTCTTAAAGAGTGCTTCAGACATATCGTTATTATATACAGCTGATATAGAAGTAGTATAGCTGTATGAAATCTGCACAGGATATTGCATGAAGATGGGAGTTTTGTTAACGAATATCTCTTCACAGAAAGACCAATCTTCGAACATGTCTCCCTCTTCAACAAGACTATCCTGAATAAACTTACGCATTTCAGGAAGCTGATTATGGAATGTTAGGTTCTTTATGATACTAGCTTCACAACCTTCACGCTCAAGTTGTTCCTTGGAGAATTGAACAGCCTTACCAAATCCTCCTAACCAGAACTTGATATCATAGTCTTCTCTTGGGTACTTTTCTCTTAAAGCTGGTAGTCTAGTTATGTGGGATAGAATATCGCCGTAACCTGCTAGACATAATATATGAAACGTTTTCATTCAATACCTTTCTCTATTTCAATGTATTCTCTATCTTCTTTTTCTCTGAACATTCTGGTTTATTCATGCCGATAATTTATCTTATATAACGGACACACTTTTCTATGGGCAGAACGGAAATAGTCTGCTACCAAACTCCAGAAACCACTAGGCTTATCATACTTTCCTAATGTAATCTCTTTTTCCGGAAATATATATCTATATGACTTCCTACAAACATATTCAACTCCGATACATGAATATGCAATACATGCACTTAGTGCAAACACAATACCAACTACAAAGCCAGCCGGAATTGAAAGAACGCACTTCCAGAAATATTCACATAAACTTACTCTAACTTTTCCTCGTAGTCCTTGGAATACGAAGCTTACATATCTAAAATGCCACGACCTCCCATTAATACTTTTCATAAAACCCCCTATAGATTAATACACCTTGGCTTTCAAGACATCAACAACGTCTTGGTCGATTGCTCCCGACAATGATTCGTTATTGATATTGTCACTTAATCTATTATAAATGCTTACAAGTTTCTTCTCTTGTTTCAATGTTTGTCTATTCGCTATCACTTGCTCTATTGCTTCTTTCACTTGCTTAACATAATTACCAGCAGCTGATAATGATGAAATAGGGACATCATTGAATTCTATATCTAATATTCCCTTTTCATCGAACTCTTGTTCTGTTCCAGTTACTCTCAAGAAATCATTACCTGATTCTTGAACTCTTACTACAGTATAAAATACTTCCATTTATTTTCTCTCTTTAAGAATTTTTCTCACTGTTGTATCAATTCCGTAGTCTACTTCAATCTGGTGCTTACCCAATAATTCATGCATAAGTTTTACATCACATTGTCTTCTTCTAACTAATGCTGGATCATGAGGTATTTTCTTTAACTCAGATCTTCCTACATCTATTCCTTGTGCTGCTAAACTTAGCTTAATCATTTCATACAATTCTATCACTGATGTTTGAATGCCAGTTCCAATGTTTATGAATCCTTGAAATATATAATCGTCTTTCAACATCACTCCTCTAGCCACTGATGACTTAGACATAGCAGTTACATTCATCATTCCTACATCATAGCCGTGAATCATATCCATAGTTTGTTCACCATCGCCATATAATTCTATTGGCTTTCCATCTATGAAAGCGTTTATCCATTTTGGAACAATCTGCGTATATAGATTCAAAGTTGATTGACGATATCCATACACATTAAAATATCTAAGACCAACTAGTTTTAAATCACACTGATCTGCATATGATTTAGCTAGAAACTCATTGGCTACTTTTGTTGCTCCATATAATATAGAACAGTTATTGAAATCATGACTCTCATCTACAGGAATATAGTTTGGATCACCGAATACGCTTGCTGATGAAGCAAAGACTAGTTTTCTTGTATTACTCTGTACACAAGCTTCTAGAACATTTACAAAACCAACAATATTTACATCAATTGCTCTTTTCCTATATTTAGCAGAATCTTGTGTAAGCATTGAAGCTTGATGGTATACGTAATGTGGTTCAAACTTATCGAATACTGTATACAAAGCTTCTTCATCAGCTATATCTACATGTTCCATTATAATTTCATTTTGTCTAGCAGCAGCTTTTGATGCAGCAGGACTTATATTTTCTCTCTTACCATTATAGTGATTATCAACCACAATGATCTTAGCATTCTCTCTTGATCCTGCTAGATACTCGACAATATAAGAACCAATGTGACCTAAACCCCCAGTAACAAGATGAACTTCCTTGTCAACACCATTAAAGATTGATGGCTCTTTTGCTTGCTTAAGTATCTCCATTACTTTTGTATGTTGTTCATCAGCTTGAGCTTTCAATTTTTCTGTGTCATTGTATAGATTTGCCATGCTCTATTCTTTCCGTTATAAGCTCTTTAAACATATCATTGTCATATATAAAATGTTCTATAAATTCTGTTGTAATTTCTACACCTGATTCTTCGTGTCTATATAAATACCAGACACTATCGAATCGAAATCCTAAAGATTTAAGAAAGTCTGTTCTTTCTAACTTTAGATCTACCTTTGTCTTCTTTCTCTTAGTGAAAGTCATTTAGCTTTCCGTTCGTAATCCCACCCCATCAATTCAGGACTACAGCGCTCTTCATCTGGTTTTAGTATTTCATATTTTTTTGTTATATGATAAACAAGAACTGCCTCTTTATTTGTGAAGTTATAGCATCCATGCCATAATCCTGCAGGTATGAATAATGGCCCTAGATGCGCATTGTGTTCTGAATAATATTCCCAATTGCAATGAGGTTCATTCTTATATTTTTCTACAAAATCTATTATACTACTAGAATATTCAACATTTTCATTTGGTTGACAATATGCATTCATGAATATTTCTCTATATTCTTGCCTCCATTCTATTTGCATTTTATCTATTTTATCTAAATCAAAAACACTATTAGCAACATAACGATCATCATTTGGCATATTACATATACCGATTTGAAGAGCTCCCTTAACCACAAATTGGAAATCATTCTGATACTTATGTCTATGCCATAATGCTGCAGCCCCTGGTTGAACTACAGTGATGTTAATATCACCTTTTCCTATAGCTGGAAAGACATCACAATATCTCATGCCTCTATTGTCTTGGTGATATCTCATCTTCTTCTTCCTCCTCATCTTCTTCGTCTTCATCTTCTTCGTCTAACTCGTCGTAAACATCATCAAATACAATTTCAACATCTTTAATTTGCTCTTCCTTTATCTCATTTTCATATTCCTCACCTTTTGTAGAATACAACACTTTCTTTACAACGCAAAAACAAAATACGAACTCCTCTGCTACACTACCTCTTGTTACTGCATCAATAACTTGGCAATATAGATCTGGAAAAGAGCCCAAATACTCATACCCTATTTCGTCTTTTGGTGCTTGCTCTATATTGGCAGCCTGCACGATTGTCATCATAACTCATCTATCTCCTTAAGAAATCTAACTATAGCAGATTGCCATGTTGGTAGTAATTCAGTTTGTGTATTAACAATAGCAGAATACATAGCTCTTTTTGCTCCATCATAATGCTTACTACTAGTTATTGCTTTAAGAACTTTGCTGGGATTATAGCCTTTTAGTTCTACTATGAAATGTGCCAAGTCATACCAAGTTAAATCACCTTGATTGACTAAGTGATATACAGTGCCTAATTGAGATATATCTTTCTCCAACAGTTTAACAAGTGCTCTAGCGATATCTACAGTATATCCTACATTCATTACTTGATCAACAACGACTTCAAGTTCTTTGTCATTTTCTAGCTTATCTAGAATAACCATTGGAAAGTTTGTGTTATTCTTAGCTCTACTACCAGTCTTCCCAAACAAACCAGCAACTCTAATATTTGTATAGCTATCACACTCATTAGCAACTGTAGTTTCACCAGCAGCTTTTATGATTCCATACATATTAGTTGGTGACATAGAACTGTCTTCAGCATAGGGACCTGCTTTCTCTTGTCCACCAAAAACATAATTTGTAGAAATATTGATAAAAGTTGTATTATGCTTATTGCATAATTTAGCTATCCTGCTTGGTGCAACTACATTAACCTCAAATGCTCTTGAAGGATCTGATTCTATATCATCTACTGAATGGATAGAAGCTCCATTGATATAGATGTCAGGATCATGATTTTCAAATAGTACTTTAGTTGCAGTGTCATCTGTTATGTCCCATTGTTGTCTGTTACACGAATGCAGAGTTAAATGACCACCTTTGCCTGACAAATGAGTTTTCTTATTAGAAAAATTGTTTGTAGTAGTAAATCCTGTAAGGGAGTGGACAATCAAATTATGTTCATGAACTTTATCAATAATGTCATTCATGAGTTGTCCAGCGCAACCACTCATTAAAATTGTTTTCGAACCATTAATCATGTATACTCACTTTCATTGAAAAATCAATTAACTCATCAATCTTATCAATCAAGTCATTACGTTTCTTGTTGTCAATTGAAACTGCATCGGCAGCTGCAAGTCTTTCTTTGTCACTAAGAGTCGTATCTCTTCTTTTGTCTTCTAGACCCCATAAGTTTCCATTAACTATATCTAATAGCAAAATCAAACTAAGCAAATCAGAAGTACGATCTTCTTTAACATCTTTGTCATATACTTTATGCTTCTTAAATATTGCTGGTCTTTCTTTATTTCCTATTGAAACAATTATTCTACCAAGCTCTCTTATCAACCAACCTCTTTGGTTATTCAATTGCACAAGTGTTTTATCTAGATTGTTAATACTAACATTTGATTTAAGTTCAAGATCTAGATTTAGATTATTTATCTTTTCATTGATGCTACGCATTCGTTTTTCTAGAATGCTTAACTTGTCAAATATACTACCCACTGTCTCCATTATGAAACCTCCTCATATATTAGATCAAACTCATCTTTAGCTATAGGATAAGGGAAGCCCCTTGCATCAATTGCAAGATAACCATCTTCACATTTCATTATGCCCTCTGCTGTTTCTACTTCAAAGGACTCATACATTCTACAAGCTTTAGTAGTAGTTTTCTTTTTGAACATCTTCCATTCCCTGTCAAAGATAACATCACCTGATTCAAGTACCTCTTTAGTTATTCTAATCATAATGCAACTTCCTTATCTAGTTATAAGCACATTTAGTATTGCTTTAAACAGTTATAGTATAAGTTTATTTTTTCCATGCTTTAACAAAAATGCCTTTCCCTGTATCTTGAAGATGCTCATATTCAAATCCAGTTTCTAGCATCAGATAATCAAATGACTTATTCGTAGGAATCCAAGTATATTCTCCCTTTCCCATTGTCTGCCATCTATGCCATTTGTTTCTAGCATCTTCTTCGTCGAATGAAGGGCAGTCGATGAAGAGTAGGCCGTTGTTATTCAAAACTTTTTTACAAACATTTAGAAATTCTACAGGATTAGAAATATGTTCTAAAGTTTGGTTACAAGCTAGTATATCAAATCTATTTGCATCATCTTTATATCGCTCAGCAAAATCTCCTTTTACTAATCGCGGTAGCATTAGCTTGTTGTCATCAGTGGTATCATGATTCTCGATCAGATCATCAAATAGTTCTATACCTTTATCGATAGATTTCTCATTAATATCGATACCATAAGCATGAAACCCTTTTTGTAGCGCTGCTTTAACTACCAATCCGATACTACATCCAACATCAAGAAATGTTAAACCACTCTGCATTCCACCAAGTTTCTTCTCCATTTCTTCATAAACAGTATCTACAAAGGGAATCGAGTAATCGTTAAAGACCTGTTCCCATCTTTCGGAATATTCTTTGTGCAATTCATCTGTTTGATCTGGATGATCTTCAGGAATTTCTCTTTGAATGAGATCCATCTCTTCTTCCCTATAATACGAATACCCAGGAATATTAAAGTAAAAACTAGTGGGCTTGCCAGAAATAATAGAATTCGGCTTAGACGTAAACTTCTCAATTGCTTTGATAACATGTTCGGCTCCTATAGCTGACATGCAAATACCTTGATTTTCATTTACACACGTAGGAACAAACGTTATAGAGTTTCCGTTTCTTAAGAAAAATGATTTGTGCTTGCAACCCAAGCACTCAAGTGAGTTATCTTGAACATAGAATACATTTTCTCTATTTGGATTAGATATATATGGCAATGCAGCACCAGCAATCAGAATCCTGGGGATATTAAGCGCACTTGCTATATGCATCGGTCCATTGTCTGTCCCAATATAAAATGCACAGTTCTGTATTAATGCAACCATATTGTCTAAACTACATTTATGGTATTTTGCATCAACGGCTGTTACGTCATATCCAGGTTCAACTACTGCATAGTTCATCTCCTTTAAATACTCAATAACTTTAGCATAACTCTCCTTTTGCCAAGT